GTCGATATGCTGAAAGTGAAAATCGACCTGTGTCGAAAAACACAGTAATTAAAGACATGGGTTATTCAAAAGATGAAGCGTTTCAATATCAACAAATGGCACAGAATCCAGAAGCGGTAAAGGTAGCTGTTCAGAAAGCCATTGATAACGGTGATGTTGTTTCAAGAAATCAGGTCATGAAAGAAATCCGTTCAGCGAAAGCAGAGTTGGAGCGCCAGCTTGCAGAGAAGGATAAGCGGATTTCGGAACTGGAAAGTCGGAAACCGGAAGTCAGGGAGGTGGTGAAGGAAGTAACTGTTGTTCCGGAAGATTACGAAAGTCTGAAAGCTGACAACAAATTAGCTTGGGATGAACAAAGAAGAGTAGCGAAGGAATTACAAGACGCAAAAAAGAGATTGCGTGATTACGAAGGTAAAGAAGGAGAAAACGAGATACAGACAAGACTTGAGAATGATGCTGATTATTTCAATGTGCTTGTAACTGATTTTATCAGAAAAGTTGGCAGTTATGTTTGGGTTGCGGACAGAGTTGAGTTATTACCAGATGTCAAAAGAAAGAATCTTATAAAAAGCATGATCAATTTAGACGGATGGTGTCAGGCAATGATCAGGAATATTGGAGGTGACTTAATTGAGTAAGGACAAGGATAACGATGAAAGAATAGATAAAATTTTATCGCTTTTGGAAAAACAGGCTGAAAACAGTCTTTCTACGGAAAACAAATTAACAGCGGTAACAAATGGTATGACAATTTTAACTGCCGGACTGAACGCTGTCACTCTTGATGTAGGACAAATCAAAGAAAGGATGCAAAACTACGAAGATACTGTTTCTGTAACAAGAAATCAAGCTAATTCTCTGAGATCAGCTATTCACAAAAGGACAAAGGAATTACTACACATAGAATATGATGATAACGGTAATGTGATTGACCGTTGTATTTACGATGACAAACATTATCGAGGGAGAATGATTCAAAGGTGCTATGCGGACGCAAGGAAACATTCCGGTCTTGGAACGCCATATTACTCAACCTACAAAAAAGATTATGTAGAGACACTTGATTACATAAATGAATGGGTTCCAATCGAAGGGATAAAGGGATTTAAAGAGTACTGCGATAAGCGAAGAAATGCGTAAAAAGATTGGATAATTCTCCTGCGTTGCTAATTAACTAACACTCACACCGCACTGTCGGGACAAGGGTACAGACGGCCATTCAAACAAGCTAAAAGAACTCTCCTGAAACATATTTCCACTGCCTGTACCCTTTTCCGGGCAGTGCGGGGAAAGAAAGGAAGGACTATGAAGAATATTGATAAGTACAGGGAACTCATTGAGAAGGAAAGAGAGAAAGCAGGAAAGAAAGTCGGAGTGGTAAACGGGATTCCGGTGAATTGTGCAGAAGTCGATAACTGCAAGGATTGTTATTGCGGTGAGGGTTATGGGGCAATCTGTTCACCAATAAAGTTTATTGACTGGCTTTTCGAGGATGCGAAAGAACCAGAGAAAGATTTTAGAAAGGACAGAAATGCAATCAGGGCGGCTCGGAAATGCGGTGAAGCGTCTGCATATCTGGATTTAGTACCACCAAAAACAGCATTACCACTGATTATGACAATGCTCCTTCAGTACTCAGATGGAAAGAACATTCCTATGGAAGAACTCGGCACATGGGTTTCTATGAAGATGATGACACACACGGCGATAAATGCTGAAAACTGCGTCATGAAGGCAATAACAAAGACGGTAGAACAGGAGGAAGAATGCGAGAAGAAACCTATGAATTCCTGACATGGATTCTGGAAGAAGGTGTTCCGAATGAAGATGGCGGAAGCAATGAAATTGGTTGCTCAGGCTCAGGGCTGTGATGTCCGGACACTCCGGGAAGCAATGAAACAGCACGTTATCCCATACGGGACAGCGTTTCAGACAGAAGGAAACAAAAGTAAATACACATATCTCCTGTTCCCGATGAAGGTAAAAGAATATCTTGGGTTGGACTTGGGAGATAAACCATTCATGAGTTAGTGACAATGTTCATGCCGTCTGCAAAATGGCTTGAGTGTTACGCTTGAAAAAACCTCTGAAAAAGCAGAGAGTTGTCTTTACTCCTTTCTGCAAGCGGCAAGGGTATGGTTTCTTCATGACATCGAAAGAACAACTAGAATCTGTGCGACTTTGGCAACTGAATTGATAACCTGGTTCAGATGGCTTATATGGTACATGTTCATTCCCCAGCCCTGCATTCAAGTCATTTTTCAGGCGGCATGGAAGAAAGAGAGGAATATGAGGAAGTTATATGACATTGATAGCGATATCTTTAATTGTTTCGATGCTGAGACGGGTGAAATTCTCGATGAGGATAAACTCAATCAGCTTGAAATGGAACGGGAAGAAAAAATCGAGGGTGTGGCTCTGGCAGTCAAAGAACTGAGAGCCGACATTGATGCTTATGAGGCTGAGAAATCCGTTTTCAGCGACAAAATCAAGAGAGCGGAGAAACAGGTAGAAGGTTATCTGAAATGGCTGAAAAACGCCACTCAGGGACGTAAATACCATTCTGCTAGAGTGGACATTAGTTATCGTTCATCCGAAGTGGTGGACATCCCGGATGAAAGTGTTGTACCGACAGAGTACATCAAGTGGAAGACGGAAGGAAGTCCGGACAAGACGGCAATCAAGCAGGCTATTAAAGCCGGCATCGAAGTGGAAGGTTGCCGGTTGGTACAGAAACAGAACATACAGGTGAAATGAGGTGATGAGATGGGTCAGATAGTGCTTTTGTACGGAAAATCAGGCTCCGGGAAAACCAGAAGCCTGAAAGAGTTTGCGGAAGATGAAATTGTGTTTGTTAACGTTGAAAAGAAGTTGCCACCATTCCGTAAACAGTTTAAGTATACCTGCGAAACGGACAATGTGCAAGTCATTAAGACATGGCTGAAACGGATGCCGACAAAAATTGCAGTGATTGACGATGCCGGGTACATCCTGACAAATACCTTTATGAGAGGACACAGCGCAGGACGGAAAGGCAGTCAGACATTCGATTTATACAACGACATTGCTGATCAGTACTGGGGGCTGTTCAAATTCATTAAAGATGAACTGCCGAAAGATGTCATTGTATACATCATAATGCACGAAGACACGAATGATAGCGGTATTGTCAAACTCAAGACAATCGGAAAATTGCTTGACGAAAAAATATGTCTTGAGGGTATGGTTACAATTTGTCTCCGGTGCATGTCGGAAGATGGCAAGCACTTCTTCCGGACAACAACAGATTCTTACGACATCACAAAAACGCCTGAAGGGATATTCGATAGTGAGATTATACCGAATGATTTAAAGGCAGTAGACGAACAGATAAGAAGCTATTACGGCTGGAACACAGCAGAGGAAAGTGAGGAACAGGATGCAGAAGCCTAGAGATTTTGAAACAGCACCACGTCAGGGAGAGTTCAAGAGACTTCCTGCTGATGGATATATCTGCAAGGTAATGAGAGCAGAGGAAACCACTTCAAAGAACGGTAAACCCATGCTGAAGGTTGCCATTGACATTGCCGATGGTGGTGAGTATGACGGGTACTTCAAAAAGCAGTTTGAAGGGCGTGTCAAGAACAATCCTGAAGCGACATGGCCGTGTGTCTGCTATATCGTTCAGATAAATCAGGAAGGTGGTACTTCCGGGGCATTCAAAAACTTTGTAGAGTGCGTCAGAGAGTCCAACAACGGATGGGAACCGGCATGGGGTGACAAGTTCTGCGACCATCTCAGGGCAATGCGACTCGGTGTAGTCTTTGTAGAGGAAGAATACCTGAACGACAAAGGTGAACTCAGAACGTCTGTGAAACCTGATTACGGACACTTTACAAACATTCAGGACATCCGGGAAAAGAACTACAGTGTTCCAGAAAAGAAAAAGTATGAGGGCAATTCTTTCGATGGTTACGCACCAGCACCGAGTCAGGAAGAATTACCGACAGGTTTTGCGGAGATAGACGAGGACGATTTACCGTTCTAAGGTGGTTAACGATGGAAAGAGAAAGTATAGTTTTCTATAAAAGTTTCTTTGATGCGATTGATAGCTTGCCAGAAGAAGAACAGGCCGCTTGCTATCGTGCTGTGATCAAATATGGGCTTACTGGCGAAGAACCACCAAAAGAAACACTGGGTTATACCATGTGGCTTGCATTTCGTAAGCAAATTGATGTAAACCAGAAGCGTTTTGAAAACTCAAAGAAAAAAAAGAAAACAAACTCTAACCAAAGTGCTACCAAAACGGAACCAAACGTCAACCAAACTGATACCAAACACGGAACTAATGTAAATGTAAATGAGAATGTAAATGTAAATGCTAATGTGAATGAGAATGTAAATGAGAATGTTGTTTCTGGCGAAACAGATATAGCGGATTCTACTGACGTAGAATCCGTGTCGGCGGAGCCGACAGCCGGTGACAAGCACAGAGTTCCCTATCAAGAAATTGTGAATCTTTACAGCCAAACATGTCCTTCCTTGCCGAGTGTACGTGCAGTCTCCGACACTCGCAGGAAGCTGATTAGAAGCCGATTCCATGAACATGGACTTGATGCCATAGGGATAGTGTTTGAAAAAGCGGAAGCGTCCGATTTCCTGACAGGACGGAGAGAACCGTATTGGACAGGGTGCAACTTTGACTGGCTGCTGAAACCGACAAACTTTATCAAAGTTTTGGAAGGGACGTATGATAACAGACAACCTGCCGGTTCAAAAAATGAGTTCTTGGATTTACTGGCAGAGTATGAACAAGAAGAAGGGGGATGAGGATAATTGACGAAACAGGAAACTGCAAAGATTTTAGCAGTTCTGAAATCTGTATATCCACAGAGTTTCACGGGAACGGTTGATGTACGGATGTTGGCAGACATCTGGCAGGAATCTTTAGCAGATTGCGAGTATCAGGACGTTGACAAGGCTGTGAAGGCATATATCAGCACCAGCGAAAGCAATTTCGCTCCGTCTATCGGGAAAATCCGTGGGATGATTGTCAAGATGAATCAGACGAAGGTTGGACTGATGACAGCACAGGAAGCGTCAACACTGTTGCTGAAAGCGATTAGCAACAGCGGGTATCACGCTCCGGAAGAATTTGCGAAACTGCCGCCGGTTGTTCAACGTGTGGTACGGACGCCGCAAATGCTGTTTGAGTGGAGCCAGATAGACACGGAAACACTTCACTCAGTAATCATCTCAAACTTCCAGAGAAGCTATCAGGTAGCGGTACAGCAGGAAGTAGAGAACGCCAAACTTCCGGATGACCTGAAATACTTAGACACACCAGAGGATGTTTCAAAGATTCTGGATGGAATGTCGGAAAGGCTGGCGCTGGAATGAAAATCAACAAGGTTCATTGCCTGTTTGAACAGTCTGGCACGTTCAAGAATGAGTTTCGGAAACTGGGAATTGATGCAGAGGACTATGACATCCTGGATGACTTTGGACAGACAGACAACCAGATTGACTTGTTTGCTGAAATCGACAAAGCGTATGAGGGTGAACCGAGTATCTTTGATGAAATTGATTCAATGGATTTGATTCTTGCATTTTACCCGTGTACGAGATTCCAGGCAAAAATTCCACTGGGATTCAGGGGACAACTACCTCAACAGAAAAAATGGGATGATATCAAAAAATTGGAATACAGCATGAAACTTCATCAAGAATTACATGACTTGTATATGCGGATTTGCAAATTATTCATCATAGCCACGAGGGGGGGGTACAGGATGATTGTTGAAAATCCTTACACCCAACCACATTATTTGACAACGTTCTTCCCAATAAGGCCGAAACTGATTGACAAAGACAGAACGAAGAACGGGGATTATTACAAAAAGCCGACACAATACTGGTTTGTCAACTGCGAGCCGGAAAGTAATATTCTGTTTGAGCAGTTGCAACATGTAGATGTTCAGCGGATTAGCTACCAGAACAGCAGCGGTGGAATATCAAGACAGGTTAAACGCTCATTGATACATCCACAGTACGCAAATCGCTTTATCAGGCAGTATGTACTTGATGGCGTAGAAGGAGCAACGGAATGAGAACTTTTACAATTCCCGGTAAGCCTGTAGGAAAAGGCAGACCACGGTTTACACGCTCCGGAAGGGCGTATACCCCTAAGAGCACGAAGGACTATGAAAAGGCCGTCAAACGGGCGTACATGGCGAAATACGGGGACGTAGAACCGTATGAGGGGGATATTCCGTTAATGGTGTATATCATAGCGTATTTCCAGATTCCCAAAAACGATTCTAAGTCAACGAAAGAAAAAAAGCTGAAAGGTGAGATTCCACCAACTATCAAAGTTGACATTGACAATATCTGCAAAATAATACTTGATGGGGCGCAAGGGGTTGCATTTCATGATGATAAGCAGATTGTTTGCATTGCTGCCGAAAAAAGATACTCAGATAATCCGAGAGTTGAGGTGGTGATAAGAGAGTATGAGAAATTTCAAGCCCAAAGTTTGTCTAAGATGCGGTACTGAGTATATTCCGAATGGAGCACAACAAAAATATTGCGAAAATTGCAAAAAGGAAAATAGTTTAGAAAAAAGAAGAATAGCATATAGAAGAAAACATCCTTTTGTTGTTCCAAGAAATAAAACGGAAAAATGTTGTGTTTGCGGAAAACCTTTTGTGAGCGAGTATAACGGAAAGCCGTATTGCAATAAACATTATCTGAGAATGTATAACAATGGGACGTTGGACGTTAAACAAAGGAAAAGAACATGCAGGTATGATATTTGTGACGAAACTTTAAAAATAATAACAAAGAAAGGCGAAGTGATACTTGCGGATGCTGCTGATATTGAAAAGTTACATAAATATAGTTGGTGTGTTTCTGCTACAGGATATCCAGTAGCAAACATAAAAGGAAAAGTTACAAAGTTACATAGGTATTTGCTTGATTTAAAAGATCAGGAGGTTGTTGTAGACCATATAAACAGAAATCCTTTGGACAATCGAAGAAAAAATCTTAGACTGTGCTCACAATTTGAAAATTCAAGGAATCTTTCTATTTCAAAAAATAATAAAAGCGGTTTTGTTGGCATATCTGAAACCTCAAATGGGAGATATATGGCACGCATAATGGTTAACAGAAAAGAAATTGGGCTTGGAACATTTGACAAGAAGGAAGATGCAGTAAAAGCAAGATTACAAGCCGAAGAAAAATATTTTGGAAAGTTCGCCCCAAAAGGAAGATATAAAGAGGAGGAAGACAACGATGAAAATTAAACTGGATGACGGAGCCTATACCCCGCTGAGAATGCATGATACAGACGCAGGGCTGGACATACGGGCAATGCACAGTCAGCGTATCATGCCACACAGTTCAGCGGTATTTCACACCGGTGTACACGTAGAACTGCCGGAGGGAACTGCCGGTCTGCTGGTATCAAAATCCGGGTTGAATGTTAAAAAGGATATTACCAGTACAGGACTTGTTGATGCAGGCTTCACAGGTGAAATCCTTGTCAAGCTGTACAATCATGGAGAAGAGTCGTATCTGGTAAACGCCGGGGACAAAATTACTCAGTTGGTGGTGTTCCCAGTACTGTTTGAATCAGTTGAGATTGTCGATGAAATTGAGGGTGGTGAACGTGGAGACAGCGGCTATGGGAGTACAGGACGTTAGACAATGATTTTGTTGTCAGAGTTACCGGAAGATAGGGAATACCAGGAGTACAAGGCAGAACTGATTGACAAGATTCTGTCAAAACAGAAGCGGTGGTGCTATGAACGGGACTATTTGGAAAGCCGTCCCGTTCCAGCGTTGGAAATCATATTGGAGTGTGTGCAATGAGGGTACTGACGGACAGGCAGGTTGAGAATATCATCACTATCCTGACAGGGATGCAAATGGAGTTAGTTGTCAACAAAGAGATTATCCATCCTGAGATATACAAGAACCTGACAGCGGCGATTATGGATGCTGTAGAGAAAGTCGGCGGGAATGCTGGCAAAGGACAGTATGCACAGCAGATTATGGATTACTTTTTAGGAGGTGTGATTAATGACAGAGAGAGAAAAATTGCTGAGGGAATCCATCAGGACAATCACGAAAGATAGACAGGATGTTTACGGGAACCCAGAGGACAACTTTGATTTGATTAGCGCTCTGTGGAACCTGTACCTGACAGGGAGAAAGGGCAATGCAACACTGTATCTTACTTCCGAGGATGTGGCTGTCATGATGGCACTCGTGAAAATTGCCCGTATCACGACAGGAGAACGCAAAATTGACAACTTTGTGGATTTATGCGGCTACGGGGCATTAGCTTATGAAATGGCTGTGAAAGACGGTCTGAATCCCCTTCCTGACGAAGAAAAAGATGTCTTTGAGGAACCAAGTGTTGCGGAACGGTTTGCGAAAGCCCATGAGTGCTGCGGAGGGTGTGCAAATGAGTGACATTGAACACCTGATCGAGAATTACATCCACGCGATGGCTAAAGGGAAAAAGCCGGATGAGATCGCAGAGCTGTACAAAGATCAGCTTGAGGATACCGGCATGAGTCCCGTAACTATGTGGGAAATCGCACAATACGTTGTGTACAGTCTGTACGATGGATTCTTTCCAGACTTCCCAGACGTGCCACTGACGGTCAGAAAAGTTGGATGGGAACTCAGAGAGGTTGTGTTTTGTAAGGACTGTGAGAGACACAATCACGATGACTGGAATTATCCACAGAACGAAGTTTGTCCGCTTGTGTCGTACCGTGGGAAAGCACAAGCACACGAATTTGATTATCAATACTGCGTGTGCGGGAGGAGGAAAGAAAATGATGATATTGACGCTTGATGATGCGGTAAAAGTTGCAAAACAACTACTTGGAAGGTTGGTAAGCAATGATAATTGACTATATCCAGACAAAAGAATGTCAGAAAAATGACTGGTATACCTGTTACAAGTGCGGGAAGTGTGGAAGGGAGTTTGAGGACGGCTTTATGGTAGACCATGACGGGACTACGATTCAGGAGGATGAGGAATGAGAAAAATATATTGCGATAGATGCAAGAAAAACATTGATATTGATAATGCTAGACGGGGAATAGCAGTGAGCAAATATCAACTCAAACTTATTAGTTATATGTCTGCATATCCGGTAGAACTTGATTTGTGTGAAAAATGCGAAGCAAAACTGGAGGATGTACTTGATGAGTTTTTATCGGTGAAATGATATGGGGAGAGACGATGATTAATCTGAAGAAATGCCCGTTTTGCGGGGGAGAAGCAACGCTTGAGTATACTAATGACAACAAACATCGTCCGTATGTAGTTTGCAAATTCGGGACTCAAAAAGAGCCAAAGTGTCCGGCGTCAATCGCTTATCATTGGCATTATCATACGGAGGAAGAAGCAATCACAGCGTGGAACAGGAGGGCGAATGATGATACAGATTGATATGGATATGCCAGAGTCCTGCGCCGACTGTCGGCTATGCAGCGTAGTCGAGGATTGTCGCTGCATGGCAATGCCGAGAGACCGGGACGATGTATACATGGATTTGTACGTACTAGGCGAAGAAAAAACCCTGAAGCCGGAGGATTGCCCGCTGATGGAGGTGGAAGGATGATTAGGAAACCAGCAGATGATTTAGTTGTGAGATTGGCGAAAATCCACGATGAAGGTATAGAGAACGTCTTGCAGGATTATATAAATGAATATGCAACTTACGCATGGGATGACATTTGTGAGAAACTTGCAAATATCAATGCACAGATTGATTTGCTTATGATGGAACTGAAGTATGCACAGGTAAGAAACGAAGAGAATGTGTGGAGGTTTTAGCAGATGAGTGACCTGATAGACAGACGGAGTGCAATAAAAGCTATAGAGGATATGCTAAACACTTACAATGGATTTAGCGGTACTTATGATAAAGCGCAGATAATTGGAGTGCTTGAAGATGTGCCATCCGTCCAGCCTGAGATCATCCGGTGCAAGGAGTGTGATTGGGGAATGACAGGAGCTTTTTCTAAAAAATTTTTTTGTTCTCTTACAGGTGCGTTGGTATGGGCAGAACCAGATAGCTTTTGTAGCTACGCAGAAAGGAGAGCAGATGAGATTGATTGATGCGGATAAACTTAAAGAACATATAGACAAGTTACCTGCTTTACCAGATGGAAATTTTGCAGGAACTCATAGAAACTTAAAAGCACTAATAAATATGCAACCAACCATCGGGCCAGAACAGCGGTGGATTCCGACATCAGAAAAACTGCCAGATGAATTGGCTGAGGTAAATGTTACATGGGAAAACACAGAACCAGCACCGTATTACGATTTTGTTAAGGGACATCGCTTTACTGGGACTGCCGTATATTTCCGTGGTAGATGGTACTGGTATTCTGCTGTGTGTGTCGATTATCTGAGGGAGTATGGGTTTAGCCCGAATGACGAGATGGACGACGCTATCAAGGTGCTTGCATGGATGCCACTACCAGAACCATATCAGGAGGGTGAACAGAATGACATTGGATGAAGCAATTAAACACTGTGAAGAAGTGGCAGATCAGTGCGAGGTTACGGACGGGGATCGGGCGTGTGCTGAATCGCACAGACAGCTTGCGGAATGGTTGAAAGAATTGAAAAGAGCAGATACGCTCTTGAAAGCAACATATAATCTCTTGAACAAACAGCATTTGAATTATTGTGTTTTGAATTTGCTTGCAGAGACGGTTTACTACGACGGGGCTGAATGCGATGGAAATTGTCTGATGGAAGATATTGACGCATGGATGTATGAGAGGGGTATAGATTATGACACCACAAGAGATTGACCGTATCGAATGCGCAATCAGGCACATCGAGTCGAGTTTGGACGTTGATCCGTGGGCGGAAGAAATCGCAGTTGAAGCGATGCGGAAGCAGATTGCTGACTTCGACAAAAATGGAAAACGAACTGCTGAATCCGCACAGAATGTGTCGGATGGGGATTTGATTTCCAGAAAAGCGGCGATCGAATCCATCCGGGAATGTGCAGAAGCAGCACATGACAATCATGAATGGGACATGGAGCAGGGGTATCTTAACGCTATTGAGTGTGTCGAAGAAGAATCATCTGCACAGCCAGAGCGGAAGAAAGGGAAGTGGATATTTTTAGATGAATGTTCAAATTCTGGTTATTACTGCTCTGAGTGCAACAAAAAAGTGGCAAAAGAAGGATGGAGCAATGCGGTGAAGAAAATAAAGTTCTGTCCGAATTGCGGAAGTGACATGCGAGGTGAGCAGGATGAAAGTTAAGTTTTTCCCGGATGATATAGATAGCGACATTGTAACCGTCCCTGATGATATTACAGAGGATGAATTATCGGATATGGCGTGCGAGTGGGTGGCTGATAATGTTTTAGGATTTTGGGAGGTAATAGATGAATAAAAAAGAGCGCTCGGTACAGCCGTGGAAAGTTCGTACCGGGCGCACAACTCAGGATAATAGAGTCGTGCTGATTATAGCACAGGAAGGAAAATTATGGCTAACAAAAAGCTGACGGAAGAAGAAAAAGTCGAAAGAAAAGCGGAAAGAGAACTGGACGAGGTTACGGAAGAAGCAACCGTTGATGAGAAAGCCGACAAGGAAGAGAAAGAAGCTAAAAAGAACGAAAAGAAGTTTGGAAAGCGTGTTCATGTTGTCCCTCAGACAGTGCTTCATCTCAGAATGACGTTCATTGAAGAAGTACTCGGTGGATGGCCGGGAGACGAACAGATTTACAGCAAATATGTTGCTAGCAAGGCTCCAGATGCGATGACTTTCAAAGAAGAGGTTGAAATATTTGGCCAAGAGGATGTGGAAATGCAGAATACCACCATCTTTCCGAGGGATAAGAACGGCAGAGTCTGTGTGAAGGAATACCAGTTAAGAGGGTTCTTGATGTCGGCAGCAGAAGCACTGAAACGTGCAGGATTGCTGGAAATCACAGCGCACAAAAAAGTCATTACGCAGTTGGTGAAGTTCTCCGCTTCTAAGGGGGATAGAATTGACCCCTGGATTCCTCTGATTATCCCGAAGGGAAAAGCGATTTACCTGAATCAGCGTCCCATTAGGGGAAATACCCCAAAGGGAGAAATCACCGCTCTGGCGTCCTCTGAAGCCCTTCCAGCGGGTACGATGTTCGAGTGTTATGCTTTCTTGTTCAATCCAAAATTAGAAGGTGCGTTGTTGTCATATTTAGAATATGGTAAAGTCAACGGCTTACTTCAGAATCGGAATGCCGGGTGTGGGCGGTTCACCGTGGAAGTGGAACGTAACGGTAAATGGATACCGGTTGAAGAAGCATAGTGGGACTGACACGATATTCAGTTTGAAGTGATGGTACGGTAGTGTTCCTTTGAGAAATGTTATGGTGTGGCCAAACGATGCCGTATAATGCAACGGCAAGGCGGGGACGTATCTGTTCATGTGATGTAATGGCGAAACAGAGTTTCGTACAATCAGCGCAACGGACAAGCAGATTGACGTACTTTATGACTTGGTAACGGCGTGGAGACGTAAACCAGGACGGTGTGAAGGTTTAGTCTAGTTGTTTATGACTGTGTGATGGCTTAGTAAGCCGAGGTGTGTCGATGTTGCGTAACGGTATGGCAGTGTGGGCTAGAGTAATGGTGCAGTGTAGCGCTGTATGGCTATGCGACAGCATGGTGGCTGGAGTATCACCGATAATAGCAATGGAAATGTGTTGAAAATTTGGGTCAAGTGAAGCAAGGACGTGGCGATGCAATACGAGATGTTGCGATGGCCTATCAAGGTAACGCCTGTTACGGTTCGGTAATGGCGTGGCGGGTTCAGGTTCTCCGGTGTCAAGTTACGCAACTGTGAGGTGAACCTACGACAAACAAAGCTAGGAACAGCGACAGTTATGCATTTTGTAGCCATGCTGGTTGAAACAATGCAACGGAATGGCGTGGAGTAGTCAGGCAAAATACCGAGTAGCAACGGCATTGCGGAGGCAAGTAGTGTTACGCAATGGCAGTTCGTTTCAGAGTTCTGCTTCGGTGAGGACAAGCACAGTAATGAGAAGCTAGCTGAAGCCGTTCAATGGTGAGGTATCATGGAGCAACAAAGAGCATGGAAAGACTTTGCAAAGGCAAAGTGAAATGAACCGGTGTATGTTTCCGGTGCGGTCTGGAAAAGCATTGCAAGGGTAATGTGTTGAAAGGAAGGGTAAAAAGATGACGAATTTACAGTATTGGAAGGAAAAACTGATTGAGGTGTATGAGGATGGCAGTAATTGTATCGCATTAGCAAACGGACATCCTGTAAATGGTGCGTGTGTACGTTGTGACGATTGCGAATTTAGTGAACCGTCTGACACATACGATAAACGGAGTTGTCACCATCGGATGTTCGACTGGCTGGAACAGGAACACGTTGGATTCCTGTGGAGTCCGGAGCAGATTGCAATGCTGAAAGCACTGCCACAAGATTGTTATCTTGAACGGGGGACGACTACTAGCGAGTTGTTTTTAAGAGAAGGTTCCGACTTGGAGCAATATCCATCAAGACTGGCGATTCAGTTTCCTCAGATTAAAAGAGGTATGCACTATAAGGTCAGCGAACTGCTGGAAATGGCAGAAAGGTAGGTGATGCGATGACCGAAAAACCTAGAATCTTTACGTTTGACAGAGATGAACTCGGTGCGTTACGTGAAGAAATGGCAGAAATCCAACAGCAGAATCACAGGGTGTTAGTCTTTGACGGTATTGTGCTGACGGCGGTATTCATTAACATTCTGGTGTGTGTTGTGGATATCATCGTCAGGATGCACTAGAGAGTGTGCAAGCATTGTGCAAGCACTGTGCTAGTACCGTGCATGGAATGTGCGTGACTCTGTGGACGGTACTGTGCAGGCGTCTGTGGAGGGTACTGTGCATAACCCCTCCAGAACAATATATACATAGTTATCCAATCGGGTGCGAGCGGGAACGTTCGCACCTTTTTTAATGCGTTCGGATGCGTTCGCAACGCATTTGAAGCGTTAGATTTTGCGTTGTGAGCATTAAATGACGCTGCAAATGAGGCTTTTTCTAATTTACTCACTCGATTCCATCGAGTTTCGCTCAAAAAGCACTCGATTGAAACTTATGGAAACTTAGACGGATAGCGGAAACCGTTGCAATTCCAACGCTCAAGTGCAAATGGTTGACTCGCTCGTACGGACGGGGAAAGTTAAAAAATTGCAAATGCTTAACTCGATTCGGATGCGGATGGGAAACTGCAAATGGTCGGCTGGAGCGTAGATGCAGATTGCAAATTGCAAATTCATCTTTGGTTTTTGTGAAATCTTTTAAACCAGAAAATTGCATAGGACAATTATCTGATACCGGCCAGGAACTAGGAAAAGAACCAGGAACCGGCCGGGGACATCCAGCAGGACATCAGGACATAAAAAGGGAGCCGGGATTTTCCCCGACTCCCTGTAGTTACTGAGATGTCATGCCGTGATTAATTTGCGAGTTATCCATGATGATCATTTTTATCACCTCCCTTGTATATATGTATCCTTATTCTGTCGGCTCATCCTGTCGGGCAATGTCGGCACGGATCAGGCTTTTAATATACGTCTGGCGATTGCCTACCTCATCCAGCTTGTCAAGGATGTCGGCGTCACTCTTATAGTAGCATTTTAGTGTGATGCTCCTGGAGTTTTCTTTGTCCCATTTCGCCGCCGCCTTTTTTCTGGACTCATACACCTTTTTTTCGCTTTTTTTCAATCTTTTTTCCTTTCTTTTGCTGGTCTGTGAAAACTTCCTACATATATAATAACACGAACAAACGTAACACGGGTAAAAAATTTGAGATTTTTTAAAAAAAAGCTATTGACTTATACGTAACACGGTGGTACTATACAGACAACGAAAGAACGTAACACGAACAACAAAAGAGAGGGAAAAAAGATAGAGCAAAGAAAATCGGGATAACCCGAACATCAGAAAAACAATCCTTCCGGAGGAGGTCAACCGGAGTGCTGGAAAGATAAAAAGTTAGAGTCAGGGAATGAGGGAATGAGGGAAAGAATGAAGAAACTGATAAATTTACTGAAAGAAACAATCATGCGGCTGGAAGCAGCCGACAGAGAGTTAAAAGAGGCGTTTGAGTATGCCGGTAATATCACAGAAAACGAAATCAGAAAAGAATATCCGTATTGGTGGTAGAAAGGGGAAAGACAATGAAAAAGACATTTGATTTACAGAAAACTATCCTGATGGAAATGAAGAAGAAGATAGAGGGAAAGAAGTTTAAAAATTACATTATTGAAAAAGATGATGATTATATCTATGTTTCCGAGTCTGGTTATAACGTCCACAAAATATATAGAAGCTGGTGGATGTTAGATTGTGAAAAACTCGTAAATTATTACCGACCAGGTAACGCACTGAAAAAGTGTTTTGATAAAATCCCGGAGAATTACGGAAAGTTTACCGGAATGAAGAAAACCGGAAAATTCTCCGGAGAGAAAATAACTCTGCTGGAAGTGATCAACGAAGACACAGGAGAAAAAATATATATCAACGAAGCAGTCTTGAAATATGTCCCTACAGAGTATTGCTATATAAAATGTTCGGACTGGAAAACTCCTATAACTTTCATCGACTCACATTTACAAGAAATAAAGGCTATAGCTTGCCCGACTAATCCTAGAGTATGGAACGAGATGGAATTGTCCTAACAAATAACAAAAGGCGCTCAAATCGGCGCTGATGGGCTTACAGAGGTATATTGCGGAGGTAGAAAAATGAGAATTGCGTTAACAAATCTGGGACAGTACAACGAAGGTATCCTGAATTATGTATGGTTGACACTGCCAGCCACTGACGAAGAAATCGAAGAAGCTAAAGAGAAAATCGGTATCGACTATGAAGAGTATGAAGAGTATTTTATCACGGATTATGATGGCGCCCCGGAAGGTTTAGGGGAGTATGAGAGTCTTGACAGACTCAATGAAATCGCTGAAAAGCTGGAAGATAACGAAGATTTGTTTGAAGCTATCTGCGAATATGAAGGCGTTGAAACCGCCTTAGAAGCTGATTTTGATGAGTGGGATTTACGATCAGATATCCGAGATGATGAGGATTTAGGCTGGTACTATGCGGAGGAAGTCGGCGGGCTGGAAATCCCGGAAAACATCAAGCCGTATTTTGACTACGAGCGTTACGGCCGTGACATTAGATATGAGGTATCAGGCGCTTTTACAAGCTATGGATGGCTTGAGTGCTACAGATAGTATATAATCAGTGTACACGGCCTGTAAACGGCAGGCCGGGAGTGGTAGAAAAATGGAGGTACAAAAATGAGATTTTACGTAGCACAGACAACGTTTGCAGGAGCAGACGAGCCGACAAAAAGATATTTTGCCGATGAGACAAGAGCGCAGGCATGGATTGACAAGCAGGGTAACGGGGAGGTTTACGCTGACTATGACGCAAACATCCACACTATCCCGTATGAGGGATGCAGCGGAGACGATCTCCGGTACTGGAATGAGGTGTGATTATGGCAATAGCTTTGATTGTAATAGGCTTTTTGTGTATCCTTCCTGTGGCCTGCCTGATAGGAGCCGTTAAGGGCACGATAGACGGTGTAAAGCTGGTAGCGGAGCAGCGCCGGCAGCAGGTGAGAGATAGAGCGATAGCAGCGGGGGAAATAACTCCTGTGCTGGAGTTACCGCCTGATATAGCGGATGAAATACAGGCGCTGGAGTACAGCGCAGACGTATACAGACGCAAAAAAGGTTATTTTGAGCAGCAAGCAGCGGTGATTTATGATCCGCTGGAAAAAATCAAACTGGAAGAAAAGGCAGCGCAAGCGCAAAAAAAGATGATTTCCGAGATGAAAAAAGTCGGAAAAATCAAAGATAAATACGCAGTAAAGTGTTAAGTCAGCTGGAAAACGTCTTTATATACTGGTAGGAGGTAAAAAAATGAAAGAATATGATAGCGTAATAATCGAAGAATCAGCAGAAGATATTAAAGCTGCTGATCAGTGGTATAACAACCACAAGCAGGCCATGCAGTCAGAAGAAGTACAGAGTTATCTGCGCTTCATGTACAATCCGGACAATTATATGCATTGTTCGGATTGCCCGGAGAATCAGGAGTTCTCCAGTTGGCCGGGATACCGGTTACCATGTGGCCAATTTTCATGTTGGGTGCGTCTGCACTAGCCCAACACACAGCCCGGAGAAATCCGGGCTTTTTTCATGCCCTGTGATTTACATTTATTGGTGTCTTGACAGGTGTAATGTCATTTGTCTTGACAATGAATCACAATAAACCTATAATTGTTATAGTGATATAAGTATATCTAATGACAGAAATCAAAAGGATTAGAAACACTTATGACGGCATTACAAAGATGTCAGCTTGCTCCAAGGTACAGACGACAGTATGAGCGACTCTGTGAGCGTTTAGACGGCTTACAAAGCATGATAGATACCTCAGCACCACCGACCGACAAAGAGTGTACCAGCGGCGCCCACAGCGTCCCTGATAAGATAGGCGAGTATGTCGCACTGTCGGAGGATACCAGAGAGGACATGATACAGGTCAGGCGGAGGCTTCGCAGCATAGCGGATATGATCAGCGGATATCTTGACGGCTTACAGCGTCAGGTCATCCACCTGCATTATATCGTAGGTCTTAGCACTCGCAGTATCGCTGCCCGTCTGGATGTCTCACAATCCACTGTCAGCCGGTACAAGCGACAAGGTGAGGACGTGTTACAGAGTATCGATATATCATGATAGCATTTATCAGATATACTCTATACGTGATACAATTTTTTAGGAAATGTTATTTTAAACATTTTATTTTCTTAAATAGTTCTTAATTTTTAGGTACAGGAAATGAGTGTTTTCAACGGCTCCGGGAGTTTAAACACAAAATATCTAAAATTCATGTGTTTTTGCGTTTGTTTCCGGGGTATAATCTATTCAGGGGATGTCTTGACATGTGTCTTGATATACAGACACTTACCCTTACCCTGTACAGATTACAAATATGGTGCGAGATAAGCGGATACACAAACCTGTCCAGTGTACCCGCTTATTTCATGTCCGGATACAGATACAGAGTTGATCAGGAAAGAGGTGATACAGTGAGCAGACAACTGACCGATAAACAAGAGCGTTTCTGTCAGGGCGTCGCTGCTGGATTATCCTTAACTGATGCTTACAAACAGGCTTACGATACAGATAAGATGTCACAGCAAGCCATTTGGAACGAATCATCCAGACTTGCCAAACGTGATGATATTACCCATAGGGTAAAAGAACTGAGGAAGCCCATAGTTAACCATTATGAGAATAGCGTTATAAACGAATCAGAGCGGATTAGACAGGAGTTATGGCGTATCATAGGGGATACCACAGGGGAAAAGACAGAAAACCGTATAAGAGCGCTAGACATCCTCAACAGGATGAACGGGGCTTATAAAGAGACACAGACAGAAGACAAAGATACTGATGATATCGCAGGTCTTGACACTGATAAGCTGATCAAGCTGGTCTCCTCTGCCTGATGGATAGTATAGTATTAACTGTAAAGTATTGATATTCCAACGTTTACACAGTGTATAGTAACATATGTGTTACATATACTGTATATCCCTGGATAGCTAGAGATACCCCGCCCGCTATACAGGACATAGTAATATATACATTGATACTGATAATCAGTGTAAACAAGTATATTAGTTGTTACATACAAGTTGGAACTGCTGGTAACATCTAGAGGGGGTAAGGGTCAGGATTCAGCGACAGAGGGGATGGGACCCGCAATCCTACAAATTCCCAGCACATCTGAACTTTTCTTACAGTAAATGGTAAATGATATGCAAGACACATTCCGGAGTGGATACCTGAAATGCCTGTTAGACATACAGGACAATATGGCGTTGATAAATGGTATGTACAGCTATCAGAAATCCACAAAGAAGAAATACAAGCATGTATGGACACTGATAAAGAAGTTGATAGAGAACAGGGAATTCCGGGAGCAGTTCATGGAGACTGGCGGAAACGCAGAATACATGATTGCTCTGGACGGTGGAGTGCTGTTGCCAGAGGAGTTGTTGCCAGAGGGAAAAACAGAATTCCGCTGACAGTACCTGCTCTGAGAAAAAATATCTGGTGTTGTAAGGTTTACTAAGTATAACAAGTAAACAATATATATATAGCACTACCTTCTTTTATCTGGTATAATACAGGTAGAAGAAGGAGGTATACGTTATGGCAATTACGACAAACTTGTTACAATTAAGTGTGGATACACGGCAGAACAAAGGGCTATTCCCAAAAGACAGGAAATACAAGTGGGCTGCCGGGATTCTGGAAGAGATTAAGAAACTGGAGCCAGAAGACATCATGGATGATTTGGATGTTGTGTTCGATGATGATGACGAATATGTAGAAATCACCATGACACTGGATTATCATCCGGAAAAAGTCAAATTACGGTTGCCGGAAGCCGGTGTTGCAAGACTGAGCGAACTGTAAGATTATGTTAGACATTTTAAGTCATACGAATCGGGATATGGAAGTAATCGCCATACTGTTATATTGGATGATTACTTTGATTTCTGTTGTGGCAAATCATGAAGATTAAGACTAAATACATAGGTATCATTCTCTTTAGTGGATGGTGCATTCTTGGAACAATATTCTATATCAAATCAGTTGTAGACTACTTAACTTAAAGGAAAAATATATGACAGAAAAAGAAAAATTAGAGTTTCTGGATATATTATGCAGACAAAGACAAGTGCTGGACGTATGCAGACAATTAACCATCTCAGATGTAGATGAAGCGGATGTGCGAGTTGATACGGAAAATCAAGAAGTGTACATTCTGATACAGTTGGACAAAGACGGAGCGATAGCGAAAAGGTTTTTAGAGGGCATGTCATAAGGCATGTCCCTTTTGACATTCTGAGGTAGCTCAATGGTGGAGCACTCGGCTGTTAACCGATAGGCTGTGGGTTCGAGTCCCACCCTTGGAGCCATAAAATAGAACATAACGTGACATAGACACACTGCCGGTGTGTCTATTTGATTGGAGGAAATAAAGATGAGGATTTTTATATCGCAACCCATGAACGGAAAGAGCGATGAAGAAATATTAGAAGAGCGCAATACGGCGATTCGACATATCAAAACAATGTATCCGGATGCTTACATTATAGATTCATTTTTTCAGGAATACACACCATGTAATGGCAACACTGGATTGCTGTTTTTGTCAAAATCCCTGAGTCTCATGGCTGAAGCGGATGCGGCGTATTTTGTTGATGGATGGGAAAGCGCCAGAGGATGTCGTATTGAGCATGAGTGCTGTGAAGCATACGGAATTACCTGTATAGATTAAGTGGACACACTGCCGGTGTGTCTTTTTTATTGGAGACGATGATGGAGAAGTGGGAAGAACTGGGATTAACGGAAAAACAGTTCCGGGAATTGCAGAGACGGGCAAGGCTGGAATTGGCAAGACGGGACTTCTGGGAGTTCTGTAAACTGATGGTTCCATCATTCTATCAAGAAGAACGGGGGTTCCTGAAAGAACTGTGTCGTGATTGGCAGAATTTCTATGAAAGTGAGACAGAAAAGGTTCTGGTGATTAACGAGCCGCCACGTCATGGGAAGTCCCTGACGGCACAACTGTTTTCCTGTTGGGTGTTCGGGAAGAATCCACAGGAGAAAATCATCACGGGTTCTTACAATGAACAGTTGTCCAAAACCTTCTCCAGAAACGTCAGAGACCGGATTAACGAACGAAAAGCGGAAAAAGACAAGATTGTCTATTCAGACATCTTTCCAAAGACAAAGATTAAGAAGGGCAATTCAGCGGCGAATCTGTGGGCGTTATCTGGGCAATATGCGTCCTATCTGGCAACGTCTCCGGGTGGTACGGTTACGGGGTTCGGTTGCTCTGTAATGGTCATAGACGACATCGTGAAGAACGCAGAAGAAGCGATGAATGAGACCGTCTTAGAAGGGCATTATGAGTGGTTTGTGAATACCATGCTATCCCGACTGGAAAAGGGCGGGAAAATCATCATCATTGCGACACGATGGGCTACGAAAGACCTGTCCGGTCGGATAATCGAGCATTACAACTCCATCAATGTTCCAATACGGGTGATTGTCAAGAAAGCCTTACAGGATGATGGGACGATGCTGTGTCCGGAAATCCTGGATAGAAAGTCGTATGACTTGATATCAAAGACAATGGGGCAAGAAATTGTCCGGGCGAATTATGACCAACGACCTATTGATATCACGGGAAGGTTATATAATGTTGGCTTTGATACATATACGAAACTGCCGACTGATGATAGAGGGCAATCCGTCATTGAAGAAGTCTGTGCGTACATTGATACGGCTGATCAGGGTGACGATTATCTGTGCATGATTATCTATGGGTTGTATCGTGGGCAAGCGTATGTACTGGATGTCTACTTTACGAAAGAGGGCATGGAAATCACGGAGCCAGAGACGGCAAAACGCCTGAAAGAGTACAGTGTCAACCGGGCGTTTGCGGAATCGAATAACGGAGGCCGGGGGTTCGCAAGGTCAGTGGAAAGGATTCTTCGGGAAAAGCACCACTGGTACAAGACATACATTGATATGTTCACTCAGCACCGTAACAAAAAAGCAAGAATCTTATCATCAGCAACGTGGTGTCAACAAAATATCAAGTTCCCTGCTGGCTGGGAAGTCAATTACAACGAGTTTTATCTGGATGTCATGGGCTATCAGCGTGAGGGGAAAATGAAACACGATGACGCCGAAGACGTCCTTGCTGGCATATACGATAGAGTGGGACGGGGCAACCTGTTCAGTTTTTCATAACAGGTGGGAAAGATGCCTTTAATACCTTTCAGAAAAAGAGAAAACACACAAGTAACGCAGAATGATGATATCCGATATCTGGAATCCATTCTGCGTTACTGGTTATATAGCGACGACAGGGCAGAACAACTGCTGGGAGATCAATACTACGAAGGGGATCACGACATCCTCAGGCGGGTAAAGCAGGTCATTGGTCAGGACGGGCAACTGGTCACGATTGACAATGTGATCAACAACAAGATTGTGGATAACCAGTACCGGAAACTGGTTGACCAGAAAACCAATTATGCGCTCGGTAGACCGTTCACCATTGCAACAGACAATGACGATTATGCAAAAGCGCTCCGGAATGTGTTCAATAAGAAAATGCATCGACAAATCCGGAAGCTGGCACAATACTCTGTCAATGGTGGGATAGCGTACATGTACCCGTATTACGGTACGGACGGCTCGTTCAAGACCATGATTTTTCCGGGATATGAAATCCTGCCAGAGTGGTTGGATAAAGACCATACAGAACTGAAATCTGCGATTCGGTACTATCCGGAGCCGGTCTTTGCAATGAACGGCAGTGTGGATTATGTGTACCGGGTGGAACATTTCACCATGACGGGAATTGACTATTATGTGTACAAGGGCGGTTCCCTGCTGGCAGATAAACCCCATGCGGATTATGTCAACATGGGAGACCGTGGGTACAACTGGAATAAGCTGCCGATTATCCCGTTCAAATACAATGCGAATGAGATTCCATTAATCCGGGATACAAAATCATTGCAGGACGCTCTGAATGCCGCTATGAGCGACTTCCAGAACAACATGCAGGAAGATCCACGGACAAGTATCATCGTACTGAAAAACTACGATGGCACAAACTTGGCAGAATTCCGTCAAAATTTGGCGACCTACGGCGTGATTAAGGTAACTACCGTGGATGGCGTTCAGGGCGGCGTAGAGACGTTAAAGGTTGAACCGAACGCACAATCTTATCAGGCGAACTTAATGCAGATTAAACGGGCACTGATTGAGAATGGCCGTGGATTCGATGCCAAAGAAGAGCGTATGGATGGAGACCCGAACCAGATGAACATTGAGTCCATGTATACCGACATTGACTTGGATGTTGACGGGATGGAAGCGGAATTTCAGGCGGGATTTGAAAACCTGATATGGTTCATCAACCAGTACCTGATTCAGTCCGGACAGGGCGATTTCACAGAAGAAGAAGTGGACTTCATCTTTAATCGGGACATCTTTATTAATGAGGATGCAAAGATTAACTCTTGCGTTCAGTCACTCCAGGTATTGTCCAAAGAGTCTGTTGTAGAACAACATCCGTGGACAAAGAACGCTCTGAAAGAGATGGAACGTCTTGAAAAACAAAAACAGGAAGAGTTGGATGAGATGGAAGCGATGCAGGACATTTCCATGAAAGCGAAATCTCAGGAGCCGACAAAACAGAACAATCTGTATGTAGATAGACGGAAAAGCTCATGACGATTAAAGAGTATGAAGACTTTGAAGAAAAGCAGAATGACAAGACGCAAAAAGTAATTCTGGCGATGATTGCGCTTCTGGCGGCCTGCCATAAGGACATCGAAAAAGAACTGTCGGACTTCTATCGGAAGTATGGTTCTGATGGCGTGGTGACGTATCAGGAAGCCAGAAAATGGGCGAGTGGGTATGATCATCGGCGTAGAATGATGGTGATATTCATGGCAATCAGCATGTTGCTAGGGGATTGCTTTGCAGAGCTGTATAGCACAATGGACACCCATCTCAGACGGCTCATCCGGGATGAATTCAAACTGCATGGGCTGAAACTGAGTGATGAGTTGCTGGAAAAGATACTGAAAACAAAATGGGCGAATGAGTACGGAGAGTCGAACTGGCTCCCACGGCTCAACGCTTATGAGAGTCGATGGCGGCTCATTCTCTGGCGGGATTTAAAAACAGCGTTCCATACACTCAATGACGTGGATGATGTGATGGATGACTATAACATCCGGTTCCGGTCAATGGAAAACCTGATCAAGACACTGGTGATTACAGAGTCCACAGCAGTCGGAACGATTGCCAGACGGGAAATCTTCAAAGAGATGGGTGTGAAGAAATATAAGTTCTATGCCCGTGAGGATGAGCGCACTTGTGAGACGTGTAACGCATTACACGGGAAAATCTTTCCGATATCGGCGTATGAGGTTGGCGTAACAGCCAGTCCTTTACATTTCCGTTGCCGGTGCTGGGAAGTTCCAATAACATAGCTTGCCAGATTTTTTCATAATTTTCTCCTTCTTTTCTGGAAAGGGACGTGATTAGCCACACGTCCCTTTTTGTATATACGGCGTTCGGATAACGGTGAATCCGACAGATTTTGACTCTGTAAATACTGGTTCGATTCCAGTACGCTGTGCCACATTGGTACGTACTGACCTTACAGTACAACAGTAGGACATGGAGAAGTCCTTAAAAGCCTAACTGACAAAGGAGACATCAAACATGAAAACAGAATTTCTGAAATCACTCGGCATTGATGATCAGGACGTGATTAATAAAATCATGGCTGAGAATGGAAAAGACATCAATGCGGCAAAAGGGAACACGGAACAGTTGCAGACGGAAAATGAATCCCTGAAAGAACAACTGAAAGACCGTGACAACCAGTTGAAAGATTTGAAGAAACTCACGACAGACAACGAAGCACTGACGAACAAAATCACAGAATTGCAGGACGCCAACAAAAAGGCACAAAAACAGTATGATGACAAGCTGGCAGAAATGCAGAAGTCCCATGCGATTGAATCTGCCGTCCGTGATGCGAAAGCGAAAAACGCAAAAGCCGTCATTGCCCTGCTGGATGCCGACAAAATCACCATGAAAGATGGGGAACTGTTCGGAATTTCCGAACAACTGAAAGCACTGTCTGAGGGGGAAGATACCAGTTTTCTGTTTGAGAGTACGCAACCGGCTCAACAGCCGAGCGGCACGTCTCCTGGAAACAATCCAAACAATAACAACAATCCGGGCAATCCAACAGGAGACAGGGCACTCGGTGGGGTAAGCCTTGCTGATGGGATTGCCAGTGCTTTGAAAGCAAGAAACAATTCATAGGGGGTAAAAAATGCCTGTAACCTTAGCACAAGCGAAACTCAATGTTCAGGACGATTTATCGGCTGGCGTTATTGATGAATTTGCAAAAAACTCTTATATCCTTAGAAACATTCCGTTCCACGATTGTGTATCTCCGACTGGTGGCGGTGCAACACTGACATACTCTTACACCAGACTGGTGACACAGCCGACAGCGGCGTTCCGTAAAATCAATGCGGAATATACACCACAGGAAGTGGAAAAGCAGAGATACAGCACCGACCTGAAGGTATTCGGTGGTTCCTTTGCGATTGACCGTGTTATTGCCAACATGGGCGGCATTGTCGATGAAGTCACTCTTCAGATGCAGCAGAAGGTAAAAGGTGCTTCTGCGCTCTTTAACGACACTGTGATTAACGGTGACTCTGCAACGAACCCGGATGTCTTTGACGGGCTGAATGTGGCTCTGACGGGTTCTGACACAGAAATGACATCCACAGTTGATCTGTCCACTGCGGCGAACGTCACAGCGAACTATATGGCGTTCCTGGATGAACTTGACGAGTTCCTGTCCGGTCTTGACAGAACTCCGTCTGCACTGCTGATGAACAGCAAGGCGCTGTCCAAAATCAGGGCGGTAGCACGTAGGGCGGCAATGTATCAGACCACAAAGGACAACTGGGGAAGACAGATTGAGACGTACAACGGTATTCCTCTGGTTGACTTAGGTGCAAAGATGGGTTCCAACGACCCGGTTATTGCGACTACCGGCGGCAAGACGGATATCTATGCGGTATCCTTTGGAATGGATGCATTCCATGCAATCTCTATGGCAGGACAGCCACTGGTAAAGACATGGCTGCCGGATTACACCACTGAGGGCGCCGTAAAGAAGGGTGAAGTCGAAATGATTGCCGGTGTTGCGCTCAAAACCACGAGAAGCAATGGAGTACTCCGGGGACTCAAGGTACAGTAAGAGGTGAATCATGGCTAAAGACGTAAAATACAATGACGTGAACTGGCCAGAAGGTTCCGATATTGCCGGCGAAAGACTGGCAACGAACGGTTACTATACCGGCCAGCACAAGGGCACACCGACTCAGGATGCCTTAGACGGTGCGGATAATGATGCCTACTATGCGGAAAGAGTCACGGTTCGTCAGGGAACGCTTACACAGGACGATGCAGACACCAACTTCCCGACTGAAAAGACGGGCGGTGGTGAGTAATGGCCATTGTACGTACTCCGGTAAAGGGACTGTCCGGGATATGGTGCAACACACTGTTTCGTAATGGTGTGGGAGAGACTGATAACCCGAATGCTTTACGGTACTTCCGTGAGCATGGTTATACTATTGAAGAAACTGGCAGGAGAACAGTTGAACGGACTGACTCTGAGCCAGTTTCTTCCGTTCAGAAACCAGATTTTGAATCCATGTCTGTAGAAGAACTGCGTTTATGGATGAAGGAAAACGGACTGGGCGGCATGGTACGAAATATTCAGAACAAAGAAAAACTACTGGAGATTATCAGGAGTCATTGACATGGTTACGAGAGAGGACATCATTACAAGGCTGACACAGTTAGGATATGCACCACAGGAAAGCGACTATCCGCAAATTGATTTTGAGTTGAAACAGGTTTGTGATTATGTCCTGAATTACTGTAACATCACAGAAATTCCGGAAATCATAGATTACCGACTCATTGATAGAGTGTGTGCAAAATACCTTTTCAACAAGAAACAGAGTGGCACATTAGAAGGATTCGATTATGAGATTGCTATCCGCAAAATAAAGGAAGGTGACACTTCCATTGACTATGTGGTTGGCTCATCGGAAGACACACCTGAGAATCGCTTTGACAGCCTTGTGAAAGCATTGGAACGAGGGTTTGACAAGTGGATAACTCCGTGGCGGCGTCTACGCTGGTAAAAGGTGAAAATTATGCCAGATATGCAAGAAGAAATCACCATCAACATCAATCCTTCTTCGGATGCTCCGGGCGGGGACTCTGACCCGACTATTGGGGCAACAGGAAGAGAAACCCCTGAGTCGCTGGAGCCTGCTGATGATGAAAGCGGGATTGACTTTCATATCTTTGAGAGGAAAGTACCGAACCCGTTAAAACGTCTCTGGATTGGGAAATGCACTGTTTATGAGTATCAGACAGTGACGAACCCGGTGACACACCAGAGTGTACAGGCTCCGGTTCCCGTGCTACAAAATGAACCATGCCGACTGTCTTATCGGTATGAGCAATCAACCAATATTCAGAGTGGGGCGGCGGTGGTATCACAGAGTATCACTCTGTTTATTCGTCCCGATTTAGAAATAAAGCCAGGTTCTGTGATAGATGTAACGCAACACGGGAGAACTACACGGTTTAAGGGTGCTGGGAAACCGGCTGTCTATACGAACCATCAGGAACTCATCATGGAACTGGCTGACGGTACAGTGTAATGCGGCTGAAATGGGAAAAAGACGAACTTGACAGGTTTGTGAGTCGATTAGAAACAGTAACGGAATTCCAGAAAGCAATGAAAGAAGCCTGTCAGGATATCGCAAGGGCTTTACATAAAGCATTGGAACAAAAGACCCCTGTGATTTCAGGAAAACTGAAATCCGGATGGGGCGGCAACAATCTCCTGTTTATGGCAAAACGTGTCAGTACCGGATATCAGGTGGAACTGATAAATCAGGTGGAATACGCCACATACGTCAATGACGGGCATTATTCCTATAATCAGTTCAACAAGGGTGGGCAACCATACGTTGTGAAGAATCGTACCGTCCGATACTATCAGGGAAACCGTGATAAGACGTTCGTGTTCGGCGTGTTCTTTGTTGAAAAATCTGTAGTAGAAGTAGGGAACAGCAGAATTGAACAGTATGTATTCCCACACATAGAAAAATGGTTCAGGTGGTGTTTAGGTGATTAATTCAGTACTCGATGGATTGACTGCCGCACTATATGAACGGTTCGGAAGTCAATATTACTATTACGTTGAGGATGTCAAGCAGAATCTGATGCTCCCATGCTTCACAGTGGATGTTCTCAGTCCTTTGAATCGTTCCAGAAACAGTTATATGTACGACAGGACAATTCCCTGCGTGATTCATTGCTTTACGGCAAATACCATCACTACGAAGCATGAATTGTACGCCACTGGCGAATTGGTGTGCGATGCCGTGGAATACATCACGGTAGAGGGCAGAAAAATTCGTGGGGAAGAGATGAGCGTACAGCTTGCGGAGAATGATGTCTTACAGGTCTTTGTGACATATCGTTTCTGGACGGAAAAGGAAAGGGAACAGTACGACAAAATGGAACAGTTGCGTCAGAATCAGTTTGTCCCAAAACACATACATTGAAAGGAATAGGATATGTTAGGTGGAGGAATTTGGGTAACGCAGGATGAAGTGTTACCAGGTTCATACATTAACATCGTCAGCTTAGAACGTGCCAGTTCCACACTCGGAGAGCGTGGCATTGTTGCGATTCCGCTGGCGCTGAATAAGGCTCCGGGGACGGTAATTGACTTATCTATCCGGAACTTTGTGAAATATGCCGAAGAATATATCGGCGTGAAAAGAGATTCCTATGTGGCAAAACCACTCAGGGAAATCTTTAAACATGCCACTCGTTGCCTGATTTACGACTTGGGAACGAATGGCACAGCAGAACAGGCTGTGACAGCACTTGACCAGTATGAATGGAATGTACTGGCGGTTTATACCGGAACGGCTGCGGATATTGCGACATATATTCAGGCGATTAAAGACTGGCGTGATGCCGGGAAGAAGTGTCAGGCGGTAGTTTACAACCAGACATCTCCTGACCACGAGGGAATCATCAATGTCGTGTCCACGGTAGACGGATTTGAGTATGAGAACTTTGATGGAGACGGAACGACTGTAGCCTTTACCGTGGCGGCGGCTCCTGCGTCTGTATCTGCCGTCTTAGTCAACAATGTGGCTAAAACAGCGTCTACAGACTACTCATACAGTTCCACGACTCATAAGGTGACATTCCAGACAGCACCTTCCGACGGCGATGTGATTGAAGTCAGATACAACAACGATGTGCCGTATTCGTTAGTAGCGTGGTTAGCTGGTGCGGAAGCCGGTGCGGAAGTCAATGAATCATGCACCAACATGATTTATGACGGAGAACTGTCTGTTGTAACGGACAAAACGCAGTTACAGCTTGAGCAGTGCATTACTTCCGGACAGGTAGCGTTCCATCTGGTCTACGGTGATGTGAGAGTGCTTGAGGATATCAATTCTCTGACAACATTCACAGATTCAAAGGGTGAGGATTTCCATTACAACCAGACAATCCGTGTAATTGACCAGATTGCCAACGACATTGCCAGACTGTTCAACACAAAGTATCTGGGGAAAATCCCGAACGACCAATCCGGAAGAGTATCCCTGTGGGGTGACATTGTAGCCCATCACAGAACGCTGGAAGAAATGAGAGCGATTGAGAACTTTGATTCTTCCCTTGTAACAGTGGAACAGGGTGATACAAAGAAGTCTGTTGTGGTAAATGACACAATCACTGTTGTCAACGCAATGGCACAACTCTATATGACACTTTACATCCAATAATGATGTTATATAACCTTATAAGGAGGGCGCAATATGCCAGCTTCATTAGGTTCTAATAAACCACAAACAATGTCAGCCAAAAATGCAGTGTCTGCAAAGATGGCTGAATGTTACGTCACGATTGACGGCAACCGGTACAACTTCATGTCTGCTATCAATCTGGAAGTAACTTTTGAGAAAAATAAACAGGAAGTCCCGATTCTTGGAAGGATGAACAGAGGACATAAATCCACGTCCTCTAACATCACAGGCAGCGCAGAATTCCACCTGAATACGTCTGTATGGCGTGAACTTGCTTATCGGTTCCAGGAGTCCGGGGAAGATTTGTATTTCGATATGCAAATCACCAATGAGGACATTACAGCGTCCGACATCGGCAGACAGACAATCATTCTGTATGATTGCAACTGGGACTCTGCGACACTGGCGGCGTTTGATGCCGATTCTGACGATGTTCTCACAGAATCCATTGATTTCACAGTGGAAAGATTCGAGATGCCGGAGAAATTCAAACTGATGAACGGTATGCTTTAATGATTGTGAGTGGCAGGAGAAATCCTGTCACTCTTTTATATAGGAGGTATCCATGTCTGATTTTTCAATGTTCCTTGCAGGGGTAAACGAGAACGAAACTGTTGATTATGTGGCGTCTGAACGGTTCAAAGATAAAGATGGTAATCCCTTTGTATGGAAGTTACAAGCAATCAGTTCTGACTATGACGAAAGACTTCGTAAAGACTGTACAAAAAGGATTCCGGTTGGCAGAAGGGGACAGTACACCAATGACGTTGACACGGATAAATACATTGCAAAAGTGTGTGTTGCGTCCACCGTAGAACCGAACCTGAACAGTGCAGATTTTCAGGATGCGTTCGGGGTTCATTCCGGGGAGGAACTTCTGAGAAAGCTGCTCAGACCGGGTGAATATACCGACTTTAAAGCAAAAGTCATGGAAGTCAACGGCTACGATATGAGCATGGATGAACTGGTGGATGAAGCAAAAAACTAATTAATGAAGGGGATTTTGATGCCTTTTTGGCATATTATGCCCTTCATAAATTACATTGGAAACCTTCTGAAATCCTGTCATGTTCACGGCAGGAAAAAGCGTTTATCTACGCTTCCATCGAAATCAAGCAGAAGCATGATAAAGAAGCAGAGAAGAAACTGAAAGTCAAGAAACCGTCCAGACGGCGTTGAGGGTAGATTATGGCTTCAAAGGATTTACGGACTCGTGTCTTAATAGATACAAAGTCCGCTGAAAGAAATCTGAACAATTTATTCAGAAAAATCAATGCCGTTGACAGGGCGATGAAAAAAGTCGGTAGTGGCGGCAATCAATTGTCAGCACAGTTGCAACGTTCCACAAGACAAGCACAGCAATTACGTAATGCAATGAATGGTGTGACTGGTGCTACCAGACAGGCGGCAAATGCGTCCAGACAGCACGGCAATGCTGTAGGACTGCTGACACAAAAAGTTCGCAGGTTGGCAAGTGCATACATGGGTATCATGGGCTTGAAACTGGCACTGGATACGTCTGATCAGGTAACGTCAGCAAGCAACCGGCTGAATTACATGAACGCTCAACAGCTTGGAAATAAGGGCGTCAACAAAGATGGCGGCTATTCCACAAAAACTCTGTCCATGACGCAGGAACAAATGGACAAGATGTACAACAGCGCCAACAAGGTACGTACAGAGTACGGGGCGATGATGGGCAACGTCTCAAAGTCTATGTTGCTGGCTGGGAAAGCGTTCAATAACAATATTGACAATGCTATCCGGTTTCAGGAAGTCATGGCAGAAGCGTACACGATTTCTGGTGCGTCTCAGGCAGAACAGAACTCATCCATGTATCAAATGATGCAGGCGCTTGGTTCCGGTACATTGCAGGGTGACGAGTTACGAAGCGTTCGTGAAGGCGCTCAGATGGCGTATCAGGCGATTGAACAGTTTGCACAGGGAGTTTATCATTCGGACGAAAGTTTGAAGGATATGGCGTCTCAGGGCAAGATTACGTCAGATATTGTCGTAGCGGCGATACTCAATGCTGGCGACCAGATGGATGCGGCTTTTTCCCGAAGTAGCATGACATTTGCACAAGCGTGGACATTGATAAAGAACTCTGCCACAAAAGCCTTTGAACAGGTTGGACTGGCAATGAGTCAGGCGTTGAACGGCGAACAGTTCGCAAAATTGGCGATGGGAATATCTCATTTTTTACAAGTCATTGGAAATTTTGCGGCAATGGTAGTCAGTGCGCTGGGAAAGCTGTTCGGATGGATTGTTGACAACTGGGATTGGATTCAGTGGATTGTTATTGGCGGCCTGATACTCATTGGTGTTTATCTGACGAAAATGGCAGCACAGGCCGTTCAAACAGGAATCACTATGTTCATAAGTTTCCTGTCAGGTTTGGGGCCGGTTGGATGGTTCATCATTGCTATTACAACAATCATTGTACTGCTTGGGATTGCAGCAGGAGATGTTGCTACACTTGGAAACTGGATTATCACCGCTATTGGTACGGTACTGGGGGCAATATTTACAGCGATATCGTTTGTTCTCAATCTGGGACAAGCTGTGTTCAATGCCCTTGCTACATTCATTACGATTCTTGTTGCGCTTATTGTAAACGCAGGAATCAAAGCGGTGAACGCAGTTGTTACTGTTGCGAACGTAGCTTCAAAAACAGGCGAAGTGATTAAGAATGTTTTTGCGGCGGCGTTCTCTTATGCACAAGCAAAGGGCTGGGCATTTGCTAATAGCGTTGCGAGTGCGATTCTGAAAGTCGCTAATCTGATTAATTCCGTTCTTGGTATATTTGGCATTCAAATCAATACATCCGGATTGGAAGGACTGGTTAGCAAAACAGCGGGGAAAATGGCTGAAAATATGGTTTCTGGCAATACTTCTATGGGCGATGCGAAAGAACTTTTGTCGGATGCATTTAAAAGCACTGAAGGAAAGCTGGATTACATCAATATCAACAATGCCGTAGCAAAAGCTGGTTCAATTACAGGGACGGCATTTGAAAAAGGATGGGCGAGCGATTCATTCAATGCCGGGAAAGACTTTGTTGGTTCTGCCGGTAGCTGGATTGGCAATAAACTTTCATCCCTGACAAATCTTACGAACACAGCCGGAAATAGTGCGTTGAAGGTTGATGATTTTTCAAATCTGCTGAATGGCAACAATCCACTCGGAAACGGTGGTGGTTCCGGCGGTTCCGGTGGCTCTGGTGGACTTGGTAGCAAAGGTGATGATGTTACCGATGCACTGGATACCTTAGTTGATAACTCTGATAAGATGCTGGATACCATGAATCTGTCAGAAGATGACTTGAAAAAGCTGTATGAACTGGCAGAACTGGAATGGAAGAAGGACTTTACCACTAACAGAATCACCATCAACATGACAAATAATAATAATGTGAATGGTGGCGATGCTGATTTGAACGGATTGGTTACGAAGCTGACAGACAAGCTGTATCAGGAACTGAACACAACGGCGGCGGGGGTGTATAGCTGATGGCTAAGATTGGTGAAGGAACAAGACGTTTGCTTGAAATGCAGAAGAAGCAAAGAAGAACGACCAAAGGAACAGCCAGATTGCTTGCAATGCAGAGAAATAACATTGCAAAGTCGATTGCAAAACAGCAAAATCCCGAACTGAAAAAGAAAAATCCTGATGATTGGTGGCACGGAGAACTCTGGTATAGATACCGGAATGAGGATGATACCGTCAATTATCAGAACTTTCGTGCTGTCAAGAACGTCAGACATTATGGATATGATATGTATTTCGTGTTCAACGATGGGACGAAAGATATATGGTATCGTTTCCCGATTACCCCTTCTGCTATCAATATTTCACGGGAAGGAAATAATGAGACAGTCGATTTAATTGATGAAGGGGAAGTCAATATCCTGAAGTCCCCGAAGCTGACAGACATCGAGTTTGATGCATTGTTCCCGATGTATGACCATTACCCGTTTGCAACCACTGATGGACAACGAGGAACGCATGATAAATTCCAGTGGTACTGGGATTTTTGGAACGGTATCATGGAAAAGAGACTGACGTTCCGGTTTGTCGTTTCCAGAAGATACGGGAATTATTCATATTACAAGTGGGATACTGATTTGAAAGTGTCTTTGGAAAGCATGGAACTGAAAGAAGATGCTGACGAGTACGGACAGGACATCATGATTTCTTTCAAGTTGAAAACTGTTCGTGAATACGGTGTGAAAGTCATTACCACACAGGAAGAACCAAAGACAACGGACACCAGTACTACTGATGAAAAACGAGATGAGGATGCGTCTCCGGCTCCCAGAAACGGACAATGGAAGGTATATACCGTTGTTCAGGGTGATGATTTAAAAATCATTGCGAAACGATTCTATGACGATGATTCCGAGGAAAAGCGAAATCTGCTGTACAACGTCAACAGGGATGTTATTGAAGAATGGGCAAAACGATTCAATCACGATTCTTCCAGCAACGGACATTGGATATTTCCGGGTGAACCGTTGGTGATTCCGTGGATATACGATGAAACCTATGGCGTTGCTGACGATGATGAAATCAGTCTGGAAAACCTTACTGATGATGGTGTGGCTGACGATGCTCTGTTGGATGAAGCACTGAAAGTCATATCTGACAGACAGGAAGCGGCGAAGCAGAAGCAACAAGAGGGCGGCGTTGTGTATGATGACGAATTGAACCCTTCTGACCCAGACGGTGACGGAATTGCTGATGATGAATAGGTGATACTATGGCAAAAACAGTGATAGCAAGAAGTGCGGAGCGGAGCCAGGTTCCGGAAATCAGCCTTGTCATTACAAGCAACAATGTTGACTTTTCCCCGCCTGTAAAAGACGGTGTGGAAATTGAATGGAATCGTGGCGGTGTACCGGGTAAGATGACATTCACCACCATTAAAGTATCACAGAACGGAATGAACTTCTTTGAAGGTGATAAGGCGTGTTTCTATGTGAACGGGGAACTGTTCTTTCAGGGATACGTTTTCAAAAAGCAGAGAAACAAGAACGGGCAAATCAACGTCACTTGCTATGACCAACTTCGGTACTTCAAAAACAAGTTCTCTTATGTGTTCACGAACAAAACAGCCACAGAGATTATCAAATCTCTGTGTGATGATTTCAAACTGAATGTTGGAGAATTGGATGATACCAAAAGCCCGATACCGAGTATCACAGAGGAAAACAAAGAAGCGTGGGATGTCGTTCTGAAAGCGCTGAACGAAACCCTGACAAACACTGGCAAGATGTATAACATCATGGATGTACAGGGTAAGGTTACGCTGAAAGACTCGAATAACATGGTCTGTGATACCGTTATCACTGCTGATACAGCGCAGGACTTTGATTATACATCATCTATTGACGATGAAACGTACACAGAAATCGTTCTGTATTACAAACCGCAAACAAACACTTCTGGCTCTGTGACATGGGATACATCAAACGGCGATACCAGCTTGTCACCGGCAACAGCAGACGGGATTGTCGAGAAATTCGTTCAAACCGGACTGTCGTATGTGGGTGTTCTGGATGAACGGAAAGCCGGGAAAGCGAACCCAGTATCAACCTATGGATTCGGTGGCAGTGGTGATCAGTGGTGCGGTTGGTACGTTTCTTTCATTGCCAATAAAACAGGGATTCCGACAACGACAATACCGAGAACAGGAGCGAGCCAGGGATTTCGACAGTTTGCCAACAAGGTTGGTAAGTGGCATCCTGCCGCAGGTTATACTCCGAGACGTGGTGATATTTTGGTGTTTACGAATAATGGAGATTCCGCTCATGGGCACACAGGCATTGTAACAGGTGGAACATCCCCATATCACTTTACAAGTGTAGAGGGCAATTCTTCAAACCGTTGTCAGGAACGAACCTATAACGGCAGTGGATGGTCAAAAAGACAGTTCTTAAACGGCTTCTTCTCATGGTACGAATAAGGTGAAAGTATGGGTTATCAGGAAGATTACATCAATACGATTGCCCCGTATGTCGTGTATTACGCCAGAAAATACGGTGTCCTATGTCCGAGTGGTGTAATTGCGCAAGGGTGTTTAGAAACCGGGTGCGGTAACTCAAACGGCAGTTCAAACACGTTATGCTGGCAACATCATAACTTTTTCGGATTGAAGTGTGGGAGCCGTTGGACTGGCGGCAGATACAACACAAAAACACATGAAGTCTATAACGGTGTCCGGACGGTTATCAAAGATGATTTCCGGACATATCCTTCTATAGCTGCCGGGGTAGAAGGATATTTCATTTTTACACAGGTTGAAAATGTTCGCAGATATGGAAACGTCAAGTCGATTACAGACCCCGGTGAATATGTGGCTCAACTTGGACGTGATGGATATTACACTTCTTCCATTTCGTCATACAGAGCGGGTTGTATGTCTTATGTAAGACGGTACGACTTGAAAAAATACGACAGTATGATAATTGATAGTCTCCCGGACGCTGATAGCAGTCAATCAGGGTACTATCAGACATCTACTGAGGAAATGAAAAATGAACCGCCGAGAGTATTTACGGCGCAGAGTACAGAAAAAGAAAACAAGTGGGGCAAACTCAGATACTTTGAAGAAATTAGTGACCCCAGTGTAGGGCAGGCAAAAGCAGATATGTTGCTCAATCTATATGCCCGTAGAACAAGGGAACTGAAAGTATCGGATGCCTTTGGAGATAAAACAGTAAGGGCAGGGACGCTGATACCTGTCTTTTTGAATTTAGGAGACGTAGAGACATCGAACTATATGCTTGTCGATAAAGTCACGCACAAGTTCTCTAAGGATTCTTACACGATGGATTTAACATTGCAAGGGGCGTGGGATGATTAATGGCAAAAGGACTAGGAGACGTAATTAAACGGATTGCTGTAAGCGCTGTAGAGTCTGATGGCACGACGGACATTCGTTATGGCGCTGTGATTTCTGTAGCGCCACTGCGGATACAAATCACACCAGACTTCATCCTGCCACCAAACGTGTTGATGGTTCCGGACAAGTTATGCCCTCAGACAGTTGAAATGTCTGACGTTAGTGGCGATTTAGAAGAAGTGACATGGTACTGGCATAACGGACTTGAAGTTGGTGATCAGGTGGCGCTTATCCGGGAATCAGGCGGCGGCAAGTATTACATTCTTGACAGATATAGCCCTGCCACGCCAATGTTGGACAATCACGAACCACCAGACTAAAGGAAGGTGATACGATGATTCCTTTAATCAATCAATTTGCGGAGCCGAGTACGCTTGAGGAAAAGACGTATTCCGACAATACATACCGGATTCAGGAACTTGGTTCAAAAATCGTTGTCCGTGGCATGACGGGCGGCACAGAAGCACTGAGACAGACAATCTTTTTCATCCTGAATACAGAGCGGTACAAGTTTCCGATTTACTCATGGAATTATGGTGTCGAACTGGTACGCCTGTACGGGAAACCCATGTCTCTGGTGATGGTGGAAGTAGAGCGGTATATCCGTGAAGCACTGTTGCAGGATGATCGTGTTGTTAGTGTAGAGGATTTCTCTTTTGAAGTTACAAGCAAAAAGAAACTCCATGTCACATTCTTTGTCAACAGCGTATTCGGTAGCATTGATACATCAGTTGAGGTAAACATCTAATGTTTGAAAACATGACGTATGCGGCGATTATCCAGCGAATGAAAGACAGAATTGAAGAACAGTATCCAGATGTTGATATGCGGGAAGGTTCTCTTATTTTCAATGCCATAGCCCCTACTGCTATGGAACTGTCGATTCTGTATTCACAGCTTGATAACGTCCTGAAAGAGAGTTTCATCACGACAGCAAGCAGACATTATTTGTTCCTTGCTTGTCAGCAAATGGGGATTGATATATCACAATTCCGGGCAACACGGGGAATCCACAGAGCAAGGTTCAATGTTCCCGTGACCATCGGAAGCCGGTGGAATTGCGATGTCTATAACTATGAAGTCTTACAAGCGATAGATGACCAGTCAGAAGAAGAACAGGGACTGTACATCTATCTCGTGAAGTGTGAGACTGCCGGGAGCGCACCGAACGGTGTTATCGGTACACTGACACCGATTGATTTCAACAACAGTATGCTGAGTTATGCTGATTTGAGTGGTGTTGTCGTCAACGGAAAAGACGAAGCAACGGATGATGAAATCCGGGAAATCTATCAGCTATACGTAACGGATACATTGGTTGACGGGAATGTAGCACAATACGAGTACTGGTGTCAGACTTATGATGGCATTGGAAGGTATAAGATATTCCCGTTGTGGAACGGGGCAAATACCGTGAAAGTGCTGATTCTCAACAGCAACGGGGACATTGCCGATGATGGGCTTGTTGCGGAATTTCAGGAGTATCTTGACCCTGGTATCACTGGCATGGGTGACGGTGTGGCTCCGATTGGAGCGTTTGTTACTGTAGGGACTGCTACTCCGAAAGAAATCAATGTCTCTGCGAACGTCAAGCTAAAAGATGGTTATGAGGGTACAGACCTTTTAGGGGATAACCTGATTGCTCTGTTTAACGATACGGCTTTCAACCGTTCCGTACTGCCTTATATGGAAGTTGGTGCAACGCTGATTAATTCAGATGGAGTTGATTATATTTCTGACTTACTTATCAACGGCGGGACAGAGAATGTCAGTCTGGCAGAGGATGAAGCCCCGGTTCTGGGAACAGCGACATGGACGGTGATTACCGATGAGTGATTGGCTCCGTGATAGGATGCTGGGATATTATCCAGAAGTCGTGAAACAACTGTATGAGATACAGGCGATTATTGACGGGGAATATCCAGAATTCCGATTACTGACGGATGAACAGATTGCGGCAGTACAGAACAATGCATATCTTGTCACGATGAATGAGACACGGATTCAGCAATGGGAAGAACTGCTGAATTTACAAGTAATTCCCGGTTCAACCATTGAGAATAGACGGGATGCGGTAATTGCCAGAATTCGTGGAAATGGCAAACTGAATACAAAGTCCATACAGAATATTGTCAATACATTCACTGGTGGCAGTGCTAATGCGTGGATTGAAGACAGTGTGCTTTATGTAGAAATCACACCACCAGATAAGACGTTTATTTTTAAGAATGTTGAAAGGGAATTACAAAAACGTATCCCGGCGCACTTAGGAATGAACGTATACCGGAAATATAGTTCATGGAATAACATCAAGTTGGAATTTACGTCATGGAATGCACTGAAAAGTCATTACGAAACATGGGATGATGTCCATTTACATATCCGTCAAAGTGATGTGACATGGAACGATTTGAAGAACGGCAAACAATCCATATCCAGAATCAGAAATCAATTCTTCGATTGGAGAACTTTATATCATACGTTCGATGGGAGGTAAGCTGTGAGTCAGACAACTACAAATTACGGATTTACAAAACCAGAATTAACCGATGTGCCTGATATTACAGTTCTTAGTCAGAACTGGGAAATGATAGATTCTATCTTGAAATCTATCGACATGAGAAACAAACTCACAATCGTATCAGAGGCAGCTGATGCCAATAGTTATGCGACACGGGGCGTGTATTTCCTGAATAATGCCATCAATGTACCTTCTGAAGGGAAATCAGGACTCTTATTTGTAGAGCCGTGGAGTGATTCACTGGCAACGCTCCAGTTCTGGGTTGAACGTACCACTCATGAAATCTATTTAAGAGTCAAAGACTATTCATGGAGCGCATGGAGCCAGATTTCCACCCACGCTTATTTTGAAGAATTCAGTACAGAACTTCAAACGACTGTACAATCCACACTGTCAGCTTTCAGTGGCAGGATTCAGGACAATTACGATTACATTGATACCGTGGCTACAGCATTAAGAGAACAAATTGGCAATACACTTGTAACAGATACCATTGATAGTAGTCTTGACCATTCTAAGGCTTATGTGTATATCGGTACAAGCACAGCAGACATCAATAAAGGCGACTGGATTTATTACGATGGAACAGCGTGGAAGAGTGGCGGCGTGTACAACAGTGAAGGATACCAGACCGACAAAACCCTGACAGTACCAGACATGGCTGCCGATGCGAAAGTTGTGGGGGGTGAGATTGATGATTTAAAGAGTGCTTTAACACAGATTGAAAACGATGCTACTGATGCGATCGGTGCATATCCCACGTTAGAAGAAAGTGGCAATATCATTACAACAAAATCAGGAGCGGATAATATCCCTGTTAGTGATTTTTCTGCTGTTTGCGATTGTTTACAGGATGCCGGAACGCCAAGCCTGACAAGCGTGAAATACATTAAACCTCACTATTATATTGATGTTGTGATGGCGAAAAAGAACCTGTTTGGCGGAATAGCGTTTGCAAATGCTGTAAAAAAGGCTAACCCGAATGCTACCATTGATGTAGAAAACGGAACTGTTCTTATGCAGGCAATTTCGAATCGCATATATGTGAGTGGATTTTTTAAAGCGAATACAAGATATTCGATCATTTTCTACGGAAAAAACACAACAACAACCACATCGACAAATGTGTATGTCGTTTATACAGACGGAACGAGAGAACAGCTTGCTTTCTCTTCTTCGTCTGTGGAAGCATTTGCGAGATATTATACGCTTGAAGGCAAAACAGTACAGTGCATTCAAAGTGCGGCGGCGTACTTTGATACCCTGTTTTACTATGACAGATTCGGTATATTTGAGGGCGATGTCGCAATATCTGACTTCGTACCTTTTGATGGAGTGGCATATGCGATTAATTTGCCGGAAACGTTAAGTTCTCTTTATGGTGCGATCATAGAAAAAATAGGTGATAACGAGTATAAGATTACACGAACTCATATAGCTGTTAATCTGGGTTCATTAACATGGACATATGCTTCTGGAACATTTAGGACAACGATAGATGCCGCTAAATATCAAGGAAGTTGTAAATGCGAGTGTTTTGAATATGTTAAAATTCAAGACCTTTCTGAACTTCAGGATGGGCAAATTGCGAGCACTAATTCACAAGAACTCAATTTCTTCAGAGTAAAAGCAGATAACTATTCTACTGTTGAAAGTTTTGTATCCGCAGTTAATAATATGCTTTTGGTGTACGAACTTTATGAGCCTATTGTTTATACCGTTTCTGGTGATGAGATTAAAACTATATTTGGCGAAAACAACATTTATACGAATGTTGGTTCGGTTTCAAGTATAGGCATAAGAAACGATACTGCTTTGTATGTTGATAGCAAAGTGCCAGAGTATGTTGATAGCAAAGTGCCAGAGTATGTTGATAGCAAAGTGCCAGAGTATGTTGATAGCAAAGTGCAAGAGTATGTTGATAGCAAAGTGCCAGAGTTGGAAGAATACGACATTCCTGTACTATATTTCAATGGTGAAGTTGCTGACATGACAAAGAAAAATGAAAAGAAACTCGCACTTTCGTATCATTCACCGTCTTCTATGTTTGATTGTTATGTAAAAATGAAATGGCAGGGAAATTCTTCTCTCGTATACCCGAAAAAGAATTACACAATCAAACTGTATTCCGATTCTGCTTGCACAACATCACTCACCAAAGACTTTGGATGGGGATCGCAGAGCAAGTATTGTATCAAGGCCAATTGGATAGATTTTTCGATGGCACGAAATATCTGCTCTGCGAAATTGTGGGGAAGATTTGTTAAGAATCGCACAGGCGTTGATCCAAGGCTTTCTGCGCTTCCGAACGGTGGTGCTGTTGATGGTTTCCCTGTTGCCGTTGTAATAAATGGCGAATATAAAGGGCTTTACACCTTTAACATTCCCAAAGAGGGTTGGATGTTTGGAATGGGAAGTGCCACAACCGAAGCGATCGTGTGTGCTGACGGATATGGTACGGCTACTCAATTCAACCAACTTGCCGAATTGGATGGTTCTGATTTCAAGCTTGAATATGATGGTGGGGCAGGAACAGAAACAATAAAAACATCCCTAAATCGTTTGATTCAGACGGTAATGGATGCGACTTCTGAAAACTTTGATTCCACGGTCGGGCAGTATCTTGATATCAATAGTGCCATAGATTATTACATTTTCACTTGTATGCTTGGCGGCGGTGACATGGTAGAAAAGAATTATCTGCTTGCCACATATGATGGAATTAAATGGTTCTTTAGTGCCTATGATATGGATACAACCTTCGGGCTTGCTTGGGATGGTTCCGGTTTTTCATCTGCCTATTCTTATCCGATGTTTGCTACATATACCGAGCATAATCTCCTCATGGATAAACTGTACGATTATAAACTTGACGCTATTAAAGCAAGGTATGTGGCACTACGGAAATTCCAAGCAACTGATTTTGCATTCCAGTATATTGTGTATCAGTTTGCAAAAGATTTCCCCAAAGGCTTAAAGAATCGTGAACTTGATTTATGGGCGGCACTTCCGTCCACAGACGTAAGCAATGCCGCACAGATTACAACATGGTTTGCACAGCGGCTAAAATTGCTTGACACTGAACTGAATGTAACGCCTTAACAATCACAGCCAAAGGGGACACTTTAAGTTAGTAGCGAAATTCAGGGAGTAGAGAAATCTGCTCCCTTTTTGATTGAGAGAAAGGAAGGTGATACCAATGGCTTATGAATTTTACAACCCGAACCCGTGTAATAGACTGGTTGGCGATTGTGTTGTCAGAGCAATCACGAAAGTGTTGGATAAAGATTGGGAAACAATCTATATGGACATCGCAATGAAGGGATTTGAAATGTGTGATATGCCGTCCTCAAATGCCGTATGGGGTGCATACCTACAGGAACACGGATTTAAAAAGAAAATGGTATCGGGCGGTTCCAATACGTACACAATCAAAGATTTCAGCAACGACAATCCGGAAGGGACGTTCGTGCTTTCAACAGGTACACACGTAGTTGCATTGATAAACGGAACGTTCTTTGATGCCGGTGATAGCGGTATGGAAATTATAGATTCTTATTGGGAGAAGGTGAACTGATGGCATATAATAACGGCTTTCCGGTGGGATATCAGTACATCCAGCCGATGCAACCACAATATCAGCAAATGCCGTACCAGCAGGGACAGCAGTTTCAACAAGTCCCTCAACAGTTTCCTCAATCGTTTCCTCAACAGAGCAACGGTTTTCCTCAACAAATTCCTCAACAGAATCCGTCTATGGCATCTACAGCGATTCGTGCAGACTGGGTACAAGGGCAAGCAGGAGCGAACGCCTATAACCTGTTAAAACCGGGAGAAAAAGCATTCTTGTTTGACTCTGACAGTTCCTGCTTTTATGTGAAAATCATTGATGCAGACGGGAAACCACAGCCACTGAAAGTTTTTGACTATCAGGAACGTGGTACAACCGTGGTACAACCGGCAGTGGTTCCACAAGTTGTGCCACAACCAGAGCCGCAACCACGGATTGATTTGAGCCCATACATCACTCGCGAGGAAGTGGCGCAAATGATTAATGCGGAAGTAGAACAGAGAATCAGTGAAATGAACATCCCTGCTCCGGTCACTCCTGCAAAATCAAAGAAAGAGAAGTGAGTTGAATGGCAAACAAGCTCTTTGAAATGATGAACAGTATGCCGCAAATGGGCGGGGCGATGGGGAACTTTCAGAACTTCATGAATCAGTTCAATCAATTCCGCTCCATGTTCCGAGGAAACGCACAACAAGAAGTTCAACAAATGTTGAATACCGGACGAATTAACCAGGAACAACTCAATCAGGCTATGCAAATGGCTCAATCCATCAGAAACAATATTCGATAACTCAGCTTAAAAGGCACCTTCGGGTGTCTTTTTTATATTCATTTTCTTTTTGTTAAACGACAAAGGAGGTATGTGCTATGTCTTTAACAAACGATATGTCAGTGGCAGATTTCGCCGCAATTTCCGGTAACAATCGTAATGGGAATGGATTCGACAATGATATGTGGATTCTGATTCTGTTCTTCTGTCTGTTCGGGAACAACGGATGGAATGGTAACGGAAATGGCAACGGCTATAACGGCTGCGGCGGTGGTTACGCCCCGTATGTTGTCAGTGACGTACAGAGAGGATTTGATCAGAACGCCGTCATGAACGGAATTGGCAACGTCCAGAACGCCGTAACCAGTGGATTCGGTGATGTGCAGCTTGGCATTGCCGGTGTCAATCAGAATATCTGCCAGACTGGCAATGGCATTATGGGAGCGGTCAGCAATGGTTTTTCACAGGCTGAAATCTCTGCGAATGCCCGTCAAATGGCTGACATGAATCAGAGATTCGGTATGCAGACAGCAATGAATCAGGGATTCAATCAACTTGGTTCTCAGTTTGCTGACTGTTGCTGTGAAAACAGACTGGGTATTGCTGACCTGAAATACACCGTTGCTACAGAAAACTGCGCTGACCGTACACAGTCCATGCAGAATACAAGAGATATTATGGAAAATCAGAACCGCAATACTCAAGCGGTTCTTGATAAACTGTGTGCTTTAGAACTGGATGGCGTAAAAGGACAGCTTGCACAGGCACAGAGAGATAATACCACTCTGCAAAATCAACTGAATATGGCGAACATGCAGGCTTCTCAGGCTGCTCAGACCGCTACATTCCAGCAGGGGCTGAACAACGAAGTAGATGCTTTATACAACAGACTTAATTCATGCCCGATTCCAACCACTCCGGTTTACGGACGTACACCAATCTTCACTTGCCAGAATCAGGGCTGTGGATGTGGACAGAACTTTGTTGGATAAGGCGGTGATGCTTTATGGCGGCAGAGTATAGCGCAAATGCGTTACAAAATGTAACGGTAGAAAACATCGTGATTTTCACAGAATCACCGGTTCCCTGCAATAGAGGGCTGATTTATCACAGAGACGGTTCCGGACTCTTTCGAGTAGCGAACCGTTTTTTTAATGCCGGTTGTTGCCGTTGCAGACGGAATGCCAATTATCTGGTGTCGTTCCATGCGAACATCCAGATTCCGGAAGGCGGCACAGTAGAACCAATTTCGCTGGCGGTCTTTGTAGACGGGGAGATTGACCCGTCAAGCACAATGATTTTCACACCAGCGGCGGCAGAACAGTTCGGGAATGTTGGTGCGGAAGTGGTTGTGTCCGTACCGTGGATGTGCCGTTGTTCGTCAGTATCCATCAGGAATACATCCACTCAGGCTATTGACGTACAGAATGCGAATTTCGTCATTACAGCGATTTGAGGGGAGTGAAAGAAAATGGATATGATGATGGAAGTTATTCAGAGAATGGAGCAACAGTTACAAGAATGTCTGGCTAGCGGACAGATGAGCGCACAGGATTTACATGTTATCGGTGAAATCATGGATGTGATTAAAGACGCTGAGACAGTAAATGCGATGCGTGGAGAATCCGGTGGCTATTCCAACGGGCATTATGTCAGGGGACATTACTCTAATGGTTATTCCGGAGACAGCTATTCTAGAAATCGTAGTTATGGATATTCCGGCAACCGTTATTCAAATGGCATGGAGAATGACGGCATGTATATGTCTAATGGTAGCTATGGAAATTATAGCGGTTATGGACGCTCCAACGGCAATTATGGCAGATACAGCCGTGATGATGCACAGGAGCGCATGAGACAGCAGCTTGAAAGAATGATGGGTGAAGCACAGTCTGATCAAGTGCGTGAAGCCTTACAGGGTGCGCTTTTCCGGATGGGTTAAGCTATCATGACTTCTCTGTTCGTAACAATCTTTTTGTCAATCATCGGCGGTGGTGCGGGACTGAGTTTCCTGCAATTCCTGATTAGCCGACATGACGAAAAGAAAAAGAATACCCTCATGAACGCAATCATGGAGGTAAAGAAGGATTTAGACGATCTGAGAGCGGAGATACATAAGAATCAAGCGTCCACTGCCAGAACGAGGATTCTGCGCTTCTCAGACGAAATCCTTCACAAGATGCGGCACTCGAAAGAAATGTTCGACCAGATAAACGAGGATATTGACGCATACCGGAAGTATTGTGACAAGCATCCGGAATACAAAAACAATAAAGCTGTAATGGCTATCGGGAACATTGAGAAAGTCTATGAAATATGCTTGGAACAGCATGATTTCTTAGAGTAGGTGACAACATGGGAAAACAATTCTGGAAAGCGGCTGGGATTAGGGCGTTGAAAACCGTGTGCCAGACAGCGGTTGCCCTGATTCCTGCCGCTTCAATGATTCAGCAGGTAGATTGGCTGACAGTACTCAGTACGGCAGGATGTGCAGGCATCCTGTCGTTACTGACATCCATTGGCGGTGGACTGCCGGAAGTAGGTGATAACGATGAGCAACAGTAGTCTTGTTTCTTACAAAAAACTCAGCCCGAATTATACATCAGGCAGAATCAACTATACTCGGATTACGCCACATTGCGTTGTCGGGCAACTGACGGTTGAAACCATCGGCAGTATTTTTGCGGCACGTAGCAGGAAAGCCAGTTCCAATTATGGTATTGGCAAGGACGGCAGAATCGGGCAGTATGTGGATGAAAGAAACCGTTCCTGGTGTTCTTCCAGTTCTGCAAATGACAGTAGAGCAATCACCATTGAGTGTGCTTGCGAACTGAAACATCCGTACACCATGAATGACTCTGTATGGAAGTCGCTGATCAACCTTTGTACAGACATTTGCAGGCGGCATGGCAAGACAAAACTGTTATGGCTTGGTAGTAAATCAGCGGCACTGAATTACAGCCCGAAATCAAACGAAATGGTTCTGACGGCTCACAGGTGGTTCTCTAATACAGCGTGTCCGGGAGACTGGCTGTATGGCCGTCTTGGGAATCTGGCAACGGCAGTGACAGAGAACTTGTCTGGAAAAGAAAGTGATTTTGTTGTCGAGGAAACTGTTCCGATTCATGCCACTGGCGATTTAACAGTTGACGGCATTGTAGGACATAAAACAATCTATAGGTGGCAACAGATTATGGGAACTCCAAAAGACGGGGAAATTTCCGGTCAGAGTCGTTCCCTGAAAAAGTTCCATCTTGGATTTGCGAAATCAGCTATTGAATATGGCGGTGGTGGCTCCATGTTAATTGAAGCAGTACAGAGAGCGGTTGGATTGTCCGGAGATGATATTGACGGCCAATTAGGGGCGATTACCATCGAACGGATTCAGCGGCATATTGGAGCAGAACCGGACGGATATTTCGGTAAAAAAACCGCACGGGCATTACAGAATAAATTGAACACGGGAGCATTTTAAAAATCCCCTGAAATAAAATACAACCCCTCATTGGAATGTGACGATTCCAGTGAGGGGCTTTTTGATTATATCCCTGTTCGGTGCTACAGATACATAATCAATGTGCTACGAGTGTGTTACTCTTAAAATAGAATATGTTGCAATTTCAATGGAAAATGCTGTATTATACATAGGGGTTTGTTAAATCACGATACCTTTAATTTCAATTGATGTATTGAAATTAAAGTGTTTTAATACGTGTTAAAACCTAGAAAAGCATTATAGTGTGTTGCTTTTTGTGTTACCATTACGCATAACATAAAAGCTCAATCTGGGACTTCAAATCTGCCACCATTGTGTCAGTATAGACACTGTCCGTCAGTCCCTTTTGAGCGTGTCCCATGAGTGCTTTTCTGTAAAAATCATCCATGTGGCACGACTTCCCGAATGTCGAGAATGTGTGTCTCAGTTCATGGAAAGTGTGGTTGATGCCATGCTCCCGATTGTACTTCATGTACTGCTTGCGGACTCCATCGTATGTCCTGTGTGGCTCAATCAGGTAGTTCCCATTCAGCATACCACGTACCATCGGTTCAATTTCAGAATGTACCGGGATGATACGGATGCCGGCGGCAGTCTTGGACTTGTTGACATGGAAACACAGAATTCCTTCTTCTTCATAGACATCAGCGGCTTTCATGCTGAGAAGTTCGTCTATCCTCATACCAGAGTATAACAGAATTAGCTGTATCGGCTCAGGATTCGCCCTGAGAACGGCGATTTCGTCTTTACTGTAGGATTTCTTCTTATCATACGTTACGGCGCTCTTAAAGCGTAACAGAGGGCTGTAATCCTTCACCACAACGTCATTCTCCATAGCCCATGTATAGACGGAGGATACCAGCATTTTGATATTGGACTGCGTGGACTTGGATTTGTCCAGCGCCAACTCTGCCACCATGTCTAAATCCATCTTGCGGATGTCAATGAGCCGCTTGTGCCATATTGGTTCACAGTACTTCGTGGCGGCTTTCATCGAACGTGCCATTGAGTCCGTGTAGTCCTCTTTTATGTATTCATAGATTTCCCCGAACTTGATGCTCCGCAAATCCAGGTTGAAATGATATTTGTTGTATTCCTCTAATGCCGCCTGCGCTTCTGCTCTGGTGGCATAGACTCCCAACGACTTTTGACGGACTTTCACTTCCCCGTCAACCCATGTTTTCCCGGCGGTGACAACTGCCTGAAACTTCTTTCTTCTGTTCCCGGATAATTTTCTGATTCCTCCGGAACCCGGCGCTCTTTTCATTTTTAACCTCTTTTCCGCACCGAACGGATGTGATATAATCAAAGAACCAGCGCTTCAGACGTTCCCCCGTGCAATCTTTCGGTGCTATAAATTGCGGGGGAACGTCCTTTTTATGCCTACTTACTGAGGCGTTTCACGAACAGGACAATCAGTTCAAAATCCTCTTTTGGCAACTCGTAGATTGTCAGAAACAATTTTTTCAATCTGGGTTGCTCTCTCATTGCTTGCGCTACCATTCCTATTTCCGGTGTAAAATAATACATCGAAACATCTTCCTTTCCGACAAGATAATCTAATGTGACGTTGAAATAGTCTGCAATTTCTTGCAATCCATCTGCCGTAGGCTTTCTTTTTCCAGTTTCATACAATCCCACCAAACTCTTAGAAACTTTCAAATCAATAGCAATTTGTGTTTGTGATAATCTCCGTTGCTTTCTTAGATATTTGAACCTGTCTTTAAATTCCACCTCTGACTCCTTTCTGTTGGTTACATCTTAATACACTCATAGTGTACACTATTTGTAAAAACTTTTCAAGAATTTTTTCACAAATAGTTGACGGCTACGGAAAGTGGGTGTATAATGCAGGCATAAGCTACAAAAAGTAAGAACTGAAAAGCAAGGAGGTGATAACCATTAGCGGTAAAAACGTTGGCGAAAAGCTAAAAAAGTTAAGGCTTGCAAAAGGAGAAACTCAAGAGGAATTAGCTAAAGTGTTGGGTGTCTCCAAAGCCATAATCAGTATGTATGAGCTGGGTGAAAGAAATCCGTCTGACCAGATGAAAAGAAAATATGCAGAACATTTTAATCGGACAGTAGGATTTCTGTTCTTTAAGGATTAGGAGGCGATTTTATGACATTTTTCTCATGTTTTGCCGGTGCTGTGGTTGGCACAATCATCGGCAGAATAATTGTTTATCTGATTGAGAGGTGAGGCTGTTGAATGAATTGGAAAGTTATCAAAGCCAGCTACCTGATGCTATAGAGGATTTGACGAAATTCGTTCTTGTTGGCAAGGCTCAATTGAGTGCTTATATGTCAAGATTGAGAACCGTCAATAAATTAAGCGTTGCTCAGGAAATCCGAAATCAGACACTACAGGAAACGCAAGAACTGGCGAACGCTTTAATTGCCGCTGAGCAGAGAATTGGAGAAATCCTTCTAGCAATACCAAAAGCAAGCGGTCGATATGCTGAAAGTGAAAATCGACCTGTGTCGAAAAACACAGTAATTAAAGACATGGGTTATTCAAAAGATGAAGCGTTTCAATATCAACAAATGGCACAGAATCCAGAAGCGGTAAAGGTAGC